CTGAAATTGCGGTGAAAAACATGGATTTTTAGCCCGTATTTTTTTCGTCTTTCCAAAATTGTTTTCATCTTCTCTCAATATATAGCTAAGAAAATAATTTGGGTACATTTTCACAAATCCCCAGGAGACATGTTACGACGTAATTTAAATACGTAAGGTTTCGTGTATGTCTCTTGGCGAGTTTTAGTCCGTGTTTTATGTAAGATTTTATCCATATTTAGCCTTCCATTCTTCTTCCGCGGCGACGTCATCGACCGCGTGCGCGACACCCTCACCTGGCTCAGCTCCCGTTGTTCGCAAACCTATTTACGTTAAAAAACACGACGTCAGTCCAATTGCCCGTACACAGCTGGTAATTAAAAGCGACTATCACCTCGAGCGCCGTCCTCGTCATCGGGAGACGCGCCAAATCCCTGCTTGTACGCATTGTAGTCATCCATTATATCATCAAAATTAGCCAACAGGTCGGCGTCGAGAACCGGTGCCTGCACTTTCCTCAAGTAGTCCTGCCCCGTGGACTTCCAGTGTTTATGCTCTCTCTCAAAGCAGTCCCTTTTCGTGCCCCAATAGGCTTCATCACCAGATTCCTTGAGTTTTAACATCGCGAGCCCTTCCGCGTTGGTCCATTTCGGCTTATCGTAAAAGTCCGGGTAGTTGGCTGACCAGGGATAATCCTTCTTACACTGCTCGAGGATCTCGGTCTGTTTGGCAGCCTGTTGGGCGAGCACCTGGCTCCGTTCATCCCATAACGTTTGCCGCCTGGCCAGATCGGCCAGGCGTTCCTCTTCGCGCTCGGTGGCTAAAGACGCATACGTATACTCTGAGGGCATGATCTCACGCGCTTTAGACTGAGCATTCCATGCCGCGATTGCATCCAGTTCGGCTTGTTTTTCGGCGTCTGTCATTTTTCCCCACTCTTCCTCCGAACTCATTTCAAGAGCCTCCGCTTCGTCACGCTCCCTTTGTTGCTCCGCGTCACCCGTAGTTTGAGATGCAAACTGTGCATCGTCCATTGCAGTCTGATCAGCCGCAACCCGTTCATCGTATAACCGTTGCGCGTCATCTGAATCCCTTTGTTGCTGTTCTTGCCTTAATTGCATTTCAGTTTCGGCTTGGGTCTTAAGTTCGAGTGCTTCCCTTTCCCTCTCATCATATTCAGCCTGGAGCTCTTCTAATTCGGCTACGGCAGCGGCGTTATCGTCTAATAACTTTTGTTTCTGCTCAGCACGTATTCTTGCGTACTCCTCTTCCATCGCCGCTTTTCGCGCGGTTTCCTCTTCTATCAGAGCATCCATATCTTGTACTGCTGCATCTATTTTACCCTGTTCCACCTGTTGAGTACGTTCATATTCCATTTTAAGTTCTGCATACTTTTCAAGTTCAGCTTCTATGCGCTCCTGCGCCCGCGCTTCCTCCCTAGCTAGTTGTATAGTTTTTTCACGCACCGCATTTTCAGCTTCGACAGCCTCCTCTTCTGTTCTAATAAGATCCTGTGCTGCTTTATCCTGGGCATCGACTAATAATCGTTCGTTCTCTGCATCCAAATTCATCCGTTTTGCTTCACCCAGTATAGTCGCCTGTTTCTTTGATTCGATCGCCCGTTGCCGCTTAAGTTTTATTTCAGCCAGCTTCTTTTCATTCTCTATACGATTCTTCTCACGTCCACGATTATGAGCCGCCACACTCGACTTCTGAAGTAACAACTCCCTTTCCTGCATTTTCTTTTGCTTCTTTTTCATCATTTCGGCTAAAAGCTTTTGAGAAGCAGAAAGCTCTTCTTTCTTTTCTACGACAACAGTTTCCGATGCAGTTTTTAAATCTTGAAGTTTAACTTTCTGATCCTCTATGATACGTTCTTCGAGTCTAGTAGCCTCTTCATTAACAACCTTTCTATCTGCCATATTAACCTCGACTATCTCATCTACAACCTTTTCGAGTTCCTCGACTGTACTTAACATCTTAACCTCTGCATCTGACCCTATGAAAATTTCTACCGGCCGTTTTGGGGGTTTTAAGGCTACTACGGCTATTTCCTGGGGTATTTCAACAGGTGCGCGTTTCTTTCCCATGAAGTAGTACACCAATAGTAATACCAATATAATCACTCCTATTAACAGAAGGTCGATAGGTGTCATCTTATCATTGTATGATATTATTTTCCCGTGAAGAACCCATGTCGATATAAATGGTGATCAATAGATTCATAGCCACTTTCGGTATCTCCGTATGACATCAATATCTCTTCACCTTTCCTATAATTCCTGGGTGAATAGAGTTTGATATATTTATCTTCGATCCGTGTATCTATTTCGAATCCGTTATTTTCAGGGGTTGTTCCGTGGTTAATCATGTCTATCATCGGTATCATCATAAGTACATGCGACGCTTCGTACCTGTATATTATTCGTCTCGAGCGAACGAGGTCCATATATCGTTTCATTGATTTTGGGTATATTTCATTCTCTCTTTTTTGCATTTCCCGGAGTTCATAGCCCCGTGGATAATTTATACGGTCAATCTCAGCATCACTCCAATCTGCTATAAGATGCGGATCTCGCGGCATGTAATCCATGTACCCCTCAAACTTACCACTCGATTTATCACGTAACATGAGTTTCGTCGACAGTATATAATCACCTTCCGCAAGCGTTGCATCCGGTAAAACTTCTTCGTGTATGCATGACGTCAACGGGACCTCTATCAACATATCTCCAGTTTTTATATCATCAGTGGCGTATAACCCTCGTCTCATATGTTGATTGTATCCCACGTCCAACTTATTAAAATGTATCCCACTGCGCTTACACCAACGCTTGAACTTCCAATCTGTGTAGTTCCATTTTCTCAGTATGAATAAAACTATAACAAGGCATAACACGACATGCAAAATATTCATTGATATATCGTCTGAAAATAATTCTACGACAATTGTAGCAATGAATACGTTGATTATTATATTAGCTGTAACGATAGTTATTCTATTCATTCACTACACGAACTCAACGAGACCTTACTCATGGAATGACATGCAAAAGCGTTTTGGAAATTTAGAAGGTTCTATTCGAACATTCAATTTAGATAGTATGGATGACGAGCAAAGTTATATCAGTCATGAAGTTAAAACAAAATATTCAAAAATTTTCGATCAAGAGCTTAGATCTCGTAAAAATACGATGATGATAAAAATAAAGGAGTCTTTCTGTACACCTGATGAACAAAAACTTATCGACTATGTAAAACCTGTTATAAAGAATACTCCGAGCTCAGATACCATATTACGTATCCAGAATTCACCTTGGGTGTATAGTTCACACTTCGACTGTTACGACCAGTATGTGTATATGCTACATGGTAAAAAACGATGGTTACTTTTCGATATAGACGATGTTGAAAAAGAACGAACTTTAGTCTTACAGCTCGCGGGTAAAAATATTAAAACCGTTTCCGAAATTTTAAAAGTGAACGGTATAAATTTCAAAATCAAAACCATTCATGCAGGTGACGTTCTTTTTATACCAGAAGGACAATATCATCTGGTAGAAAACGAAGGATCTCAAGGTACGATATTTGTTAATTCACCCGTCGATAAACCCCGTAATCAGTATTTAAATTCTAAATTCGAATCGTTGTGGCCCAAGTGGTATTCGGGTACGTGACTATTTCCCCCCAGTACTTCCCGCCTTGTAGACGGGGGGTGGGGGGCTATTATTTCGAGCCGGCGGTGGTGGTGGCGGTGGCGGTGGTGGTGGCGATGGTGGCGGTGGTGGTGGCGGTGGCGGTGGCGGTGGTGGTGTTACATCAGTTTCTCTCGTTTCTACTAAACTAGGACATCCATTACCCCCCCAATTTGCAGATCTCGTAACACCCCGTGTTCTCTTATCATTTCTATATTTACGCTGGCTACCATAATTACCACACTTGCGACCCCCGCGAGTGTGGACGCAAGTATAAGCTTGTCGGTAGGTGTAGCCTGTATAACCATTATTCCACGCACTCCAATTACCAACTGTACAGTGTATCTTCGCTATTGGATCATCCCTGTAACCTGTTGTAGCTCCACACGCGGCGCCTCCATATTTTGGTTGTGCAATAATAGATTTGGTCCGCTTTTTTCTGGAGTACCAGTTATTTCCATGGTTCCAGTTTCTTTCAAACGAATAACCACTCCATCCACTAAGTTTACAGTCTTCAGGTCCAAGATCCACGGTTTTAGTTTCCGTGGTAGGACACCTACCAGCTTCTGTACCTATATCGGTCACAGTTCCCGTTCTTTGTTTTGTTTGATAAAATTTACCCGTGCCGACGTATCCCTGTGGGAGGGAGCCGGGTCCTGGCCGCCAGTTAGGATCTGGTTTTTTGTGTTCCATCACTGATCCAACGCCCACCCAGTTACCCCAATTCACAACACACGGACGTTTTTTCCCCTGTATCGTCCTAGTAGCTTCTCGTAAATTACATCCATCCGCGACGACTTCTGTGGCACGTGTTCTCTTTTGATCTAGTAAATAATCCCCGTATCCTCGCGCGCCAGCTCCAGCTTTGAAATACGATTTTCCCACATCAGTCCATGGATTCCAGTCTTCTTCGGTACAGTCTTTCGATACCTGAACAACATGTTTGAATTCAGTATATGGGCATTCTTTTCCACCGTTCATAGCCGGTGAGAGGGGTGTTTGATTTCTTTGATACGTCTGTTTCCATTTACCGGTTGGCCTTTCCTCACAGTTCCCCGTAGTTGCACAGCCGAATGGACCGTGTGTCACGATTGTTTCCGTCTCCTCTTGTATTTCTCCTTTCTTTTCCCATTTCGACCACTCACCCGGAATACAATCCATAGGATCCCCCCGCTCGTATGCAGCATAATCAAATAACGAAACCGGATTCTCACCATAATCAACCGCCGCCGCTGTAGAATCAGCGTCGAGTTGCGCTCGAGCGTCTATAGCAGCCTGCTGCTCAGCCGCCGTTAAATCCTCCCAATCCGATTGAGAAGATAGCTCGAGAGCAAGCGCTACATCACGTTCTGCCTGTTGGTCAGCGTCACCCGTATTTGTAGACGTCTGTTGTAGAAGGTCCTGTGCGGACTGTGCGGCTGATTCGTCCTCTTCACTCCGCCGGACAGCCTCATCTCTCTCTCTGCCCTGTTTCAGTTCCTGTTCCAGTAGAATATCACTCATAGCAGCCTCAGCATCCTCGCGTTCTTTATCCATTCGCTCCTGTTCAGCCTCCGCCTCTTCCAATTCTTTGAGTGCATCTTCATTAGCTTTTAAAAGTTTTTGCGTTTCTATTTGCCTTAATCTTTCATCATCGGCCTCCATTTGAACCTGACGCTTCTTCTCAGATTCTACTAATTCGTTTAATTCAGCTTCGGCTTCCTTTATCTTTTCTAATCGCTCCGCTTCTAATTCAATGTATTCTGTTTCCAATTTTTTATGTTCCTCGAGTAGTTTTACCTTTTCTTCCTGAAATAACGCTTCGTCGATCTCTAATTGCCGATTATTGGATTCCGCCTGTTCTTTTAAATTTTTAGCTTCCGCTTCCAATTCTACTTTTTTAGCTTCTACGTCGGCTCTGGCTTCTTCCAGTCTTAATAACTCCTGCTCTCTCGTTTTCACCTCTAATTGTGATCTACTCTTTTCAGCCTCCTCCATTTTCTTTAATGCATTCCTTCTCGCCAGTCTTATATCCGCCAGCTTTTTCGCGTTCTCTGCAGCAGCTCGTTCTTTTTGGATTAATAAACGCACCGCTTCATCTTCCTGTTGCTTCTTTTTCTTTTTTAATAATTCATTGCGTCTCTTTTGTATAAGTTCTTCAATCGCGGAAGTCGCGTTAACAATTTCGCGGGTCTTTTCTCCCAAAACTTCTTCCGTTTCGGCTTTTATAATTTCGGTTTTCTCTTCCCGACTATGGATCTCACGGGATTCCATTTTCCCAATTTCGTTTGCCATCTCGTTCTTTTTTTCAATTTTAGTCTCCACCACCTTTTCGATCTCTTTTACCAAATCTTCTTTCGTACGTAACATAACACCTTCCGTAGTAGAAATATTACCTGGATCTAAATGAACCTGTACTCGCCTAGGACGTGGAATTGATTTTGGTCTGGGTTTAGACTTTATCTCTACCGAGTCCCTCGATACTTCAGTCGGTGCACGACTCCTTCCCATGAAGTAGTACACCAATAGTAACACGAGTACTATCACCCCTATTAATAGAAGGTTAGTAGGTATCATCTTATCATTGTATGATATTATTATCGTATTAAAAATACCGGATTACGGGATTTTTGATAGGTATTATATATGTATCAACTATATCTTATTGAACAGTGTCCATCGCGCCCACGAGATCGGAATTCATTCTCTCCTTATTCTCTTCGACTTCAGCAACTCGAATCCGATCCTGTGTGTTGTTAACCTTTCTCATTTTTGCGACCGAGCGATCGAGTTCACCCATGAGTTTAATACCCTCCTTGGCGTTTAAAGCAGATGTTGCCCTGACGATGACCGCCTCCATCTCTTTTCCAAGACCTTCAAGTTCCTTAAAATCCATCTCCTTAACCTCTTTCGAATAAAAGTCGTCGCGCTTCTTAATAAATTCTTTCAATTCCATAATAGACTGTTTCATAGTCTTGGTGACCCGACCCTTTGCATCGGCGAGCTTGTCGGTGTATTCAGTCTTGTCCATTTATAGTAAGCTAACAAATTTTTAAGGAGATATAGGGGCGGGTGCCATAGAACCACCCATCATCTCCCCTTCATCGTCAGAGTCCTCGGGCATGACCGGCATCTCGGGCATTGCCTCTGGGAGGGCCTGAAGATCTGCCGCCTGTTCGTCGGAAACTTCGATATCGGGGTTAGCCTCGGCACCTTCCATACTTTGTAATTCGGGAGCCTTAGAAATCTCTTGGAGAAGAGCGTTCAGCTCAGCTTCGAGCTGATCCGGAGACTCATAAGACTCGGAACGGAAAGCTGCACACTGATGTAAACCACCGCAAGCAAAATGGAGAATGATCGTCGCGAGAATCATACCGGCGATGAAAATGGCGATCTTGTTCTTAGAAAGCCCCTTGAGAGTGGTAGCAAACTTAGCCATACTGTTTTATATAGTATTGATATTTTTTTCTCACGTAATTACAAATGAAACTCAGACCGGTTGCACACGTCGCGTTCGAAGCTATTGTTATAGGTATATTGAATGTGGGTCTCCTGTCTGTTTTAAATAGAATACCCAGCCTGAACACCGTACCACTCTTTGTAAAATTATTCATAGGCGGTGCTCTCATTCATATTTTATTTGAGTACTCTGGGGGAAACCAATGGTGGTGTCAATCTACCTACCAATGAGTTCCGTGATTCGATCCAATGAAATTCTCTTTGCGTGCATAAGCCAGTTATATTCCGTGTGAGCGTCGAGTGACTTTAAATCTGTGAGAGTGTTCCGTGTTTCAATATACTCTATATAGATATCCCTCTCAACCTCTTTACCAAACCGTGTTAACTCTCCTCGACGTGTAAACATTCTTACTCGCATATCGTATGCAAATAATTGTGGATAGGTTCTACACATACACTCAAATGTAAACGTTTGAAGATTCAAAAGTTGTGCGTTTACATATGACTTAATTGCATCCTCTTTGACCCTTGTAGTAATATTCTTGATAGGTTTCAACTCCCGCATTCTTTTGATACATTCTTTATGATGTATACCGATCGCGGTGATATCCTGCCGAATCAAACACCTCTCCACTGGTCGAGAAATCACATTTCCATTTTCGTCACGGTTACGGTCAAAGCAAACAAAGAAACCTTCTCGCGGATTTCTGAAGTTTTCGTCTAGATTAGGAATTTCAGAACTAAACGGAAAATATCGTTCATCGTAAGGGTCGTCGCGCATCTCGAATGGGTCATATGTTTCATGGTATTCTTCGCTTTCGTCTCCAAGTGAATTCGGAATTCTGGGCATAAATGGAATATCTATTCTCAAACTTCTTTGATCTGTTACGGGTGGGTCTTCGTCGTGGGGTATCTGTGTATGAACTTCTTTCAGGTTATTAGCCATTTCGAGATACGTACCTTCGGGGATCATCTCGGATATAGAATCCAGTGATTGCATGAGCGATTTAACATTCTCCATAATATATCATTGGAATATTCTTAATGATCGAATTACTTAAGTGCGATAATGTATGTTAAAAAATCTTACCATACGTCAGGTAATGTATAAGACGACCTACGACAAGTCAAAATGTCAAACTGGTATTGTGCATATAGGATACGGTGCTTTTCATAGAGCGCACCAGGCCGTCTACTTAGATGACTACATGGAAAAAACGGGTGATTTACGCTGGGGGATCGTTGCTGTGAATTTACGTAATGAAGGGTTCAGAGAAATAAACGACTACATCGTAAAAACCCCTTCTAAATATAGACTTGTACGCTCTCATCTAGACTACATAGACTGGTCTAAAAATAGAACAGTTGCAAAACATATGCTAACACTCCCAAGCGTCCATCTGATCACAATCACAGTCACCGAAAGTGGCTACGCACCTGGATCGGTGTTATACGAATACCTCGCATGCGGATTGCGAAACAGAAACAGTCCCATAACCATCATGTCGTGTGATAACAGTCAAAGAAATGGTCGGGTACTGGAAAGTCAGTTTATGGCTTATTTATATCAAACAAATCAATTCGAACTCGCGGAATGGATACAAGACAACGTTAAGTTTCCTTCTTGTATGGTCGACCGTATAACACCTAGAACCACGGTTAAACTTCGACGCGAAATAGAGGAAATATTCCCATTTTTTGGTGACACGTGTGTACATACAGAAGAATATACCCAATGGGTGATAGAAGATAATTTTGCATCAGAATTTCCAAAGCTTGAAGAAGTGGGTGCAACCATTACAAAAGACATTGAACCGTATGAAGAGACGAAGATACGGATTTTAAACGGTGCACACACATCACTCGCATACATGGGCGTTCTGTCCGGGTATGATACATTTGACCAGGTAATGAACGATAAAACTCATCGTCAACATTTTAAAGCTCTTCAAAAAGAAGAAATCATACCTTCTATAGAAATTGATTTACCTTTCGACATATACGACTACGTGGATACGGTAGAAGAACGTATTTCGAGTGAAGTAAACGTCGACGAGTTGGAACGTATATGTATGGATGGTTTTACAAAATTTCATACGTTCGTTGTACCCTCCTTGCGGGTATGTTTAGAACGCGGAAAACGACCAATACATATATACAAAAGTATTGCTGCGTGGTATATCTATTCTAGGAAATTTGCTAAAGGGTGTAAAAAGATAAAGTATACCGAACCAAACTGGATGCTTCTTCAACCCCTACTAGAAGATGGAAATATAGACGCGTTTGTGAGCAATGAACGATTGTGGGGAGATATTCCAAAAAACTATATCACATTTTCAAGAGATCTAAAAACTATACTCATGTCGCATACATACGAAAAGGAGATTGACCTTATCGGTGAATAAATTCAGGAACGGTCAGGCCAGGCACGTCCATTAGATTGATGAGTGTGCACTATTGGAGATCGCCCGGGTAATGAATTATACGTAATCATATTCCCATTTGGAAAGCAAACCTCATAATACATGTCGGAATCACTCTCACTCACTCGTCGATACGAGCGCGCGGTCACACCGTCAGGCGACGCCATGATCTCATCGTACACATGACCCGGAATCGTGTCAATATCCAGTGTATCGGGAATGGTGTTAAACCTGTATGATGTGTACTCCTCGTCATCTTCATCATCCTCCTCAGGGTATCGAGCGTTATCTGTGTTTGCCCAATCAGCGTGAAGTAAACTCACATCCACCGTGACGTTCGCTTGCTCAGGAGTAGCTGAACGAATCGATGGCGAATATTGGGGCATCTGAGACATTGTCATCGGTTCATTCTGATCAAGAAGAAAGCTCGGGGGTTTGACTTTATCACGAATTTCCTTTATGAGATTCGCGATCTCAAGGTAATCACCGTCGGGAAGAACCTCGGCGTTTTTATCAATGAGAGCCATGAGAGAATGGAACTTATCCATCTTTGAAATTTTTTGAGTTGAAAATTTTCACAATAGTATCACGACTTAAGTCTATTAAGATCTTTATAAGAGCTACGCGCACGCTTAATGTACACTTTACACGCTTCATATCTCGTGACGAGATGATCATATGAAACATCTTTTGTATCGTCAATTTCTATATAAATATCGTCAATCAAATCACAGAGCCTATCCTGCATCTCGAAATCCTTATCGCGTCGTCTTTCGGGTAAAACCATGCGTTTGAAATATGATAATAAATCTTCACATTTCAAACGAAGTATTTCTAAATCGTGTTTATTGTCAAATATTTTGTCGGATTTTGTAATAGCTGTATCACGTGGATCGTGAATTATTCTTTTTTCACCGCAGTCGTTATACGCTGTTATGTATACACCTTTCAGTAGTTTATCTGAAAGGGTTTCTTGCTCTGAAAGAGATCTCGTGGTAAAGACCTCGTAGAGGAGCTTGAATATACCGGACATTTTCTAGGTGCGGGTGGTGGGACGAGTGTATGCGGGGTATGTAAAACTTCTTTCCAAATACGTCGCTGAACGTCGGGGCACAGGGGAGCCGTAGCCTGCAAAAAAGCAGTAGCAAACTCGTGTGAATATACACTCACGTAAAAGGTCATCAGTTGTCTTTATTTTTTTCCGAAACGTCGTGTTCACTTAGGTTTCCTTTCTTAATTTTAGAAATATACTCTCGCTTGAGTCGCAGCTGTTCGATATCAATATCAAGCATCAGACGACACGGTGCATCGATGATAGCGGTCTTTAGCCATTTGAAAGTATTGAGACTGTATTGGGGCGTAAATTGCCACAACGTGTTAAACATAGCGAAGAAATATGTCTTGCACTCAAATGACACCGCGTTAACAAATGCGCTACCCCGTTGGGGGGGAAGGGTAGGCTCGGACATATCGTCGTAATCAGTAGTATCCATGTAATTTACTTTGACTCGACTTTTTTATACTCGTTTATCATTCGCACCGTGTCTACACAAACTATTCCAGCCAATGTTGTAAAAAAACTCAAGATAAGTGTCACGTTCATATTACATAATAAGCTTTTTTTCATGACCAATACGCAAGTCTGTGTTGATTATAATTTTATACCCCGCATCAGTAACCCTTTTAGAAAACGAAACGTCTTCAGAGAAAATCTGCGAAATTGTCTTTCCATCAACCTCCAGTTCTTCCGTTGGATAATTGAAATAAGGGTATTCGATCTTTTCGAGTACTTCGCGGGTACAAGCCATAAATCCCATACCTACATAAGCGACCTCGTGATGTTTAAGGTCCTTATCAAACGTTTCGGGGTCGATAAATTCATACACACCGTTCTTTATGAAATGTGCCAGATTCCATTCCTTAACGGCTGCGATGTATTTAGAATTAGACATTTTATACATACCGGAAATTACTGGGTATTTATCCGTATCTTCGATAAGCTCGATAAGATGTTTTGGTGTAAAAATAATATCCGAATCGATCGTCACCCAAACGTCATAATCAACCTTCCCGTCAAATGGCTTCTGTTCGTTGCCGCGCATGGTGTCTAAACCCAGAGTCATCATACGTGTGAAAGGTACGTAAGCGGAATAATCATTCGTGAGTGCGATTTTATATCCAAGTTGTGTGAGCTTTAACAGGGACTCTGACCATTGCATGAGAAATGTACCAGAAAACTCTTTACCAGGGAAGGCGATGATTACGTTTTTCTTAGGGGGCTCCATTAATTAATTATTCATTACAAGCTTTAAATTACTTTCCTAAACGACTGTGCACGTATTCACAAAATCTCTTGAGTTTGGGGAGAATTGTAATATTCCACGTCTCAGTATCTCTCATCAAAATTTCAGTATGAATTGCATCACCACGCTGCTCTTCAAACCTACATTCATCAACGTTAAGCATATTCATGAGCGTTTGGCATCTGACCTTGTCAACCTCAGTTAGACCCCTGAAACGACTGTCTGTACGATCAGTCACATCCACTACGACAAGTTTTCCTGATGAACCCCTGATCAATTTATCCGCGTATCCAGTGAGAATATACCTTGTACCCTGGATAACACAAATTTCCTGTGTATAATACCTCTTATCACACGTCTCGTGGGTAATCCTGCCTCGGAGAACATCCTTCACATGATCACATACGAGTATTCGCTTAGCATCCGACAGTTTTGTTTTTAGTCCGAGCTGCACAAACACCGCATTCATTTTGTTATCGATATCTTTCATGCGTCTAGATTGAAATCGTAGGGCATCTGATACGATATTATCGATCACTTCGTTTTCGTTGCGTAGTTTCTCCACAATTTCTCGTCGCCGAATACCATTATCTGTCTGATCATAGTATTTACCTACGACAGATTTAGCGACATCGAGTGGTTTTTTGAACCAATTAGCACCGGAAATAGCGGGAACGTCTGATACGTTGACGACAACTGTATCAAGATCAATAGGTTTGCAGTGAAACTTAATATCCCTTACGACCGAGTAAATCACTCCACATGCTCGAGAATCCTCCAATGCATCGTGTGCACGGAACGTCTCACCGGTGATGTAATTGAACAGTGTTTCACAGCGATTATTTGGGGTATCAAGGAACGCCGATTTAGCCATATCCAAACTGCATACAAATTTCAACTGTCGAAACGGTTCAACCGAGAGTCCGTATCTGTAACATTCGCTGAACAGTACGTTTTTGTCGAAACTGGCGTTGTGAGCTACGAGTGTCGTGACTCGCGATTTTCTCACGAACGCCAAAAACTTTTCGTATACTTGTACAAAAGGTAAACCACATCTCTGTGCATACGAATGTGTGATACCGTGTATATCAGTAGCACCTACTGGATCGTCCTGGTGTGAACCTAATACAAATCCATCCGGATAGACGATATTATGCTGTGAATCAATCTCACGTCCATGACGAGAGAATTGTATAGCCGCAATGGACGCCATTCTGCATCCACTCCATAACTGGTAGTTTTCAGGGGTCACAGTGGCGACATTCGGGGGCGGACGCCCCGAAGTCTCAGTATCCCATGCGATGTAGCCCATTGGTAAATATAAGCTGTTTTCTTTATATTAAACATCTAACTTAGGTGCAATTATTCATCAAAGTCGTCGACACAGACATCATCTAAATTCTCTTCCTCAGCGTCATCCTCTTCCTCTTCCGGAAGGATACCTTCATCTTCTTCCGGACCATCATCATCATCATCGTCATCGTCGTCGTCGTCGTCGGGTGGGGTGTCGACGGTTTCGACTTCTTCAACCTTTTCTTCCACCTTTTCTTTCACCTTTGGCTTCGCGGGTTTGCGTTTGGTCGTCGTAGATTTGTCAAAGATTTTTTCGATGATCTTCTCGATCTTTTTTGCGAACTCGATTCGCTTTTTTTGATTCGTGTTAATTTTTTGAAGAAACTGATTTGAGAATCCAATGGCTTTATAAGCCACGATAACCAATTTAATCGGCGGTTTTTTGCCCTTTGAGTAGTAGTTGTTCCACAACTCGAGAAAATGTGGAATAAGCTTGACCCGGACTTTACCAGACTTGAGGATGATGAGTTTTAGATACACCTTATCCACAAAGTCGAGTTCCGGTTCGTCTTGTACCGCGCGTCTTTTTGGCGGTTGTAACTCGATGATATCAGGTGATTTAAACGGTACTCCATAGTGCTCATAGTTTTTTTCAAGTAGGCGTGCATACACGTTTGAAGCCTGTATAGCGAATTTTTCCTGTTTTTGTGGACGGGTTGGTTCTGTCTTAAACCCCTGAATTATATTAGCCAATACACCCGATGTAGGTCTGCTGACATTGGGTGTAGTAGGTGGATGAAAACGGTGAGCTGGTCGTTTCAACATTCTTATTTTTTTATTACAAAATTTCTAACTTAGGTCTAATTTATGTTCTTCCACACGCGTAATCAAGTTCGCATCCGATGACGTGATGCGCTTGAAAATTCTGAAGAGAGCTATACGGCCCCCATATTTCGATAACCTTACGTTCCTTGTCGTACCAAATATAAGCGAGTTCCAAAAACTTAGTGAGCCAATAGAAACGTTTCCCATTCCTTCCGATAAACCTGTAGAGTTCATTATCCGAATAAGACGAAACATCCATCTCGCTATAATGCGTGTTAGGCGGAGTGTACGGCGCCATCTTAATCGTATAACGTTGATATTGTTTAAGTACGTTTATGCACCACATCCACATCCCGTCGTGTATCCCTCCTTCTTCTTACAGTTGCAGTTTTTAGATCCACAATTCGCACAGTAGTGGCTGCGACCTGTCCATGTATGATAAGAGTTCGTTGTGGTGACGGTTATAATTATAATGACAATGAGTAGACCGATAAAGGCCATAGCGGGGGTAGGTAGATACATTTTATATTACACGAACATTTTTTTCCTGCGGTCACGCATTTGTTTTCGTTTAGCTTCAAGCTGTTGAGGTGTGTACATTTCCTTCTTACCTCCACAACTATATCCTGAAGTGGCTGTCGCTTTATCAATCACGATGAGTATCGTGATTATCATACTAATACAGAAGATGCTTCCCGTAAACGTTTTCAGGAAATTTCCATTCATAAACAGAATGGGTCCCGACATTTATGATATACCAACATATTTATTCGAATTCGTATTCCTGTTCGTCGTATAAACTTATTTCCGACTCGGAATCATCGTCTGTATCATCACTGTCATATTCCAAATCAAAATCTACATCCGAATCAGTCAGGCAATCATAGTAAATTCCATCGGAACGCTTCACGTAATCACCGGTATCTTCTAAGTCTAAACCATCATAAAACCCAGACACAGCTTCCCTAGGAACTGAATGTTGAGCGTCATCTGACCATTTATACGCATACCGATCTTCGTCGTATAACAGTGTGTACACTTTATACGAATCTACACACACTTCCTGTATTTTGCATATTTCGGTATAGCCATCGACATATTCTACGTCAATTAACTGACCTTCCATTTTTTTATACCGAGTGTATTCTTAAAATAACATTTTTCTAGAGTATAATATATGAACATTCCCCACGCCACCCATCCCGAACACGCTGCAATGTTTGATATAGATGACACTCTTATCGAATCTCGTAGCGGTAAAAGAATGGAGAACGTCTATGCGTTGTATAAAAGTGTACAAAATAAGGGGTATAAAATGATCATTATTACTGCCAGACCAGGGTACTATGAAAATGTTATTCACACACAGGAACAGTTAAAAACTCATAACATTTACTACGACGAACTAGTGTTTACTCCTCCTCCTGGAAAGTCTGTGTATAAAAAGAATTCTAAATATAACTATATCCTTTCCGTGGGCGATATGGATACAGATCTAACCGATTCCACGTACGCAGTTAAGATTTCCATCTAGAATTACATATGTGACATGTAATGAAAACCGTCATGGGTTCGTCCGCGCCTCTCGTCTGCATCTGGTAAAATGTAGTCTTCCAATCTCGACACTTTCCACATTTAAACAATCCCTTGTAATCTGGATCGTTCATGATTGTTTTACCCTCCTTCTTCGTAGCCTTTTCCACGTTAATCTCTATTTCCTGTGCCATGGGGCCTTCCGGCCAGAGCAGGTTTGGGGGTGTCTCCACGATTGCAGATGATTTTAACTCACCGGATAGAATACGAAGTTTAAGTGATGGTGAGTTTCGTAGACACTTTTGAATCTCGAGAAATTTCGTTTTGTAACGATTCATATGTCTATGATTATCCGCAGCCGGTGTATCACCCAATTTTGTAGATCTAGTGATAGCCCAGTTATATATACACTTTTCTATGTTAATGCATTTTGTATCGTCTTTGGGAAGTTCGAGAAGTTCCGAAAAACGATTGACAACAAATTCTCTGGACATTATTACTTATGTTATCGAATTAATTAATAACGACTTAAGTGCGGCATGGAATTCCTCGCACAGTCACCAAATGATTCTGGCGAACACCTGTTAAATGGGTCGGTGGTTTGTTTACGCTGATTAGATTCTTTCGTCACCCCCCACAGGGAATCTAACTCATGTAAAGAGTACTTTTCCGAGCACCATTCGATCAGTAAAACAACTACAATTAGCGCAAATAAAGCAAATTTTAAGGATATCTCCATATATTAATAACAACTTTTTTATTTACATATCCCAGATGACGAAAGCTGTATTAATACACGAGGAGTTCGATGACGTGGTAGAGATAGACATAGATACGGAACCTGTAAAAAATGAAATATTTAGAGTATTACAGGGTCCAGCTACATTCATAGGTCAGTGGCCTGAAATTGATGTAGTAATCATGAAATGTGTAAGAGGTGGTGATCCATGGGCTGATATAGAAAGAAACGAAAATATTCTTCCACCTCCGTTCAACAGGGAAAAGGTTTTAGGTAAAGTATTATTATTACGAATGGACGTAGATTCAGAGCCACAAGATTTTACATTAGATGAATACAATGAGTTTATTTTACAAAAGACTCAGGAATAAACGCCGATCCACGCAGAACGGCCTGTGAATATTTCAACGCGAGTTGAAAATGTACATCCGCCCAATCTAGAGGGCTTTTGATCTTAGCTTTACACGGGTTATCATTAACCAACTGTACTATATCCGTTTTTTTCTTGTTGGTCATGATATCATTCATCGCATCGTCAATCTTTTGTAACCATAGTACATGCGATTCGCTAGTGGGGTCGAACTTAGATACGAACGACATTTTGTAATATACACTTACATATTCTTTAAACTATAATCTAACATTTCTCTATACAACATTTCGTCGACGACGGCGTCGACCTCTTGTCCGCTCATTTTAAACGACATGACATCATCGTATTCAAATGTGTGACAATAAAAATACTCTATACCAGACATAATAGACAAATCGTCTAAGTCTTGTCGATTTTTATACGTAACTTCTAACAGGCCTTTATACGTTTCGGAATCGCGTTCAAAATAATGATTAACCTTTTCCACTGGAATCATGGGCATAGATAAATTTACACAAGGCCATTTACCAAATTCAGCCCTATGCTCCGAAATATACGAAGCATAATTATGGGCTATTTTATTATCTTTAAAACATATGAATCTAGACTTTGCCTTCCCGTCAAGTATAGTCGCAGAGCCCACATGTTTAAGAGAAACAAAATAGAAATCGGTCATTCTTATTGTACTTTAAGATTAAAACCTTAAATATTATACATATGCAGTTTCCTAAAACTACTGGACAATGTACATATCTTCGTGCTCTCCAGACAACGAAACCCATAGTAATCGCAACGGGTCCGGCTGGATCGGGTAAAACCATTCTTGCATGTCAGGAGGCTTCTACACGTTTGGCTCATCGTCGATATGATAGGATTATTTGTACACGACCAGTAGTAGCCGCTGACGAAGATTTGGGATACCTTCCCGGGGATATGGGAAGTAAAATGGAGCCGTGGGCTATTCCGATGCTAGAGTTCATAGAGAAATACTTGACTCATAACCAGGTTCAGTCGCGCGTGTATATAGAACCACTCGGATTTATGCGAGGTCGAACATTTGATAACACGTTCGTGATAGCGGATGAGATGCAAAACAGTACCCCTAATCAAATGAAGATGCTTCTCACACGTTTGGGTGCGAACTCAAAAATGATAGTTCTCGGCGATCTTCAGCAGAGTGACCTTCCTACAAGGAATGGACTCGAAGATATCATTGATCGTGTAGATTGTATAGAAATGGATCATTTAGAATATGTAAACATGACCGATGAAGATGTATTGCGTCACCCAGCCGTGGCAGAAGTACTCGCCGTCTATAAAAATTAAATATAAATATATAACAGAATGCAAATCTTTGTGAAAACGCTCACGGGAAAAACAATCACTTTAGAAGTTGAACAGTCAGACACAATTGACAATATCAAGGCTAAAATTCAGGATAAAGAGGGTATTCCACCCGATCAACAGCGTCTCATTTTCGCGGGTAAGCAACTCGAAGACGGTCGAACTCTCGGAGACTACAATATCCAAAAAGAGTCGACGCTTCACCTTGTCTTACGTTTAAGAGGCGGTGCGCGAATGACGGCAGATAGAATTCGTCGAATGCGAGCGGCTGGGGTACAGCTTCCCGGAGCCAGGGCAACGCGGTCGCCGGCGACGAACCGCTCCAATTCCAATTCCAATTCCAATTCCAGTTCATCATCTTTCACTAGACGAGTACGAGCACGCGTTTCGTCTCCCCCATCTAATACACGTCAGATACGCTACAACTTTAATAGGTTTGGAAATTCCATGGCGATTAATAACAATAATAATCTACCCCGAATGGGGAGTCCTGTGGTAGCCGACAATCCCACACCAGCAAAGAAACTAAGAGAAAAGGCTGATAGAAAGAGGATGAAAGCATCTCTCAGTATGAAACGACGTTTAATCGCGAGTGGCCAGATCCCGGGTGGTCGGCACTGGGATGGGAAACGATGGCGCAATCTTAATAAAACCAACGTGAAGGGATTTTACCTGAGTGATTTTACCAACGCCGGTGCCGTGAAGCATATAAAGAAACATAAACGAGTGTATCTTAACGTAGACGTGCGCAATGCTAAGGTGCAACACGTATACGATAGGGATGGTATTATTCGTCTTCTCGTAAATGGGGGATATATGGCTAAAAGCCCGTTAACACGTAGAAATTTTAACCTTGAAAACGTTATGCCGTATTAAGATGTTTCCTACATACAGCGCTATACATATCACTTCCTCCTATGAGTTCTAGTGTTCGATCCGCCACCTTACGTTGTGTAAATGGACCAGGGTTTCCATTGTTACATACCATACACAAAGCCGAGAGTTTAGTGACCTCCGATGCAAGTGGAATGCAATCGATCAGTTCTCCAAACTTCCGTTGATACGAATCCCCATCCAATCCAGTAAGAATAATGGTCTTACCCGTCACTAATACACATTCTACAAACTTCTTCAAACGTGGAAAAAATTGCGCTTCATCTACGGCTATTATATCAGCTTCGTCAAACTCGTCGGTGTAAATGATATCAAATAGATCGTATACTTTATGACAGTTGAATTTTACGTTATCATGTGTCTTAAGTACTTCGTCAGGTGATCGCGTATCTTTTGCAGAGTTTACGACGAGTACTTTTTTACCTATAACCTTAAGACGTTTCAGGCGACGAATCAATTCCGAAGTCTTGCCTGAAAACATATTTCCCATGATAATCGAAAGCCCCATCTCGCTGATTATTATTATCTTGTATTTTTTATACGGGATATATCCACAAGGCAGTTTTAAACGGCTACACCGGATATTACAATTCATCTACAGGTCGTGTAAAGTTTAACGACAGGGTATACCCGAGCATCGAAGTTGCGGTTAAAGAGTCTCATCGTGGGGAGACTTTCGTAGAACATATGAAGAAGCTTATTGGACGACCCTGACATATACCGGACGTTCCGTGCGTATAATAGCAAGCCCTATTTGTAAAAGTCTTCGTGCAAGCTGTGTCTTCACCACCACCGTACTAAATTCTACATATTTTCGTGAATTTGGTCTATGACGATCGAGAACCTTCTTCATAGATAAAATTCGTCCCAATGATAAATTATCACAATATACCGTGTTCAATTCAAGTCTCACGGGTTGGTTAAACGTCCACACACTGTTAAAAAATAAATCCAGATGTTTTGGTGTAGTTTTATCGGTTATTGTTAAAGTGCATGTTTGTGCCATACTATAAATATAGATTAATTTCTTTATCAATATTAAAGATGCCAGCGCGTAAGAAATCCCCGAGTTCTATGCTCACGTCTATAAGTAAGCGTCCCAATAAATCCGTACAAACTCGGGTTAGAAAACTAACTAACTTATCCAATTTAAAAACCAATACCCACCGCGAACTCGAAAATCGTCAGCGTGAACTCGAGAAAGCTAAACGTATCATCATGCGCGCTAGAGCAGCTGGCGAGAAACGACTGGTTGCAAAAATGATGCGTGAAATGGGATACCAGCGACTCAACAACCCTTAAACAAAAATCTCAAGTAAAAGGTAAGATGAACAGATTTGTCAATTCCTACAGTTCTTACTACGTCATTATCTTATATCCTAACAAATATCCAGAACCGTTCAAATTTTAGAAAGGAATATGTCATACCACTTATAGCTCTTTTAATGACAAAATATATTGTTGGTGATTTCGACACGGGTTATACCTGGACATTGAATGATATTATTTTCGTTTCGTATGTTTTAGTACTATCATATGCGGTAGTAAGATTTTCTAAGTAAAAGGTAAGATGCCTCTCACCGATGCTCAAATTACTCGAAAAGTTGGGCAACTGCGTAGAACAGAAGGTCAAATCTATGCACCTCTCAAATACTTCAGAGGGCTTGAGACTCTCAAGGAGGTTGAAGCTCGCTACAAGAAGATGCTCAAGAAAGACTACACCAAGTTTAGAACAGACGAAGGACGAAAGACGAAGACTTCCTCCTACACCCAAAAGTTCCGGAAAAGGTACGGCTCAGATGTCAAGTCGTTGCCAGATATTGCGAAGGCTACTGGCATTCCTCTAAAGACGGTTAAAACCATATACAATAGGGGACTCGCTGCGTGGAGAACCGGGCATCGACCGGGAGCTTCTCCACAAGCGTGGGGGTACGCGAGGGTGCATAGTTTTGTAGTTAAGGGGAAGACGTACTATACGGCTGATAAGGATTTGCGGTAAGATATTACACGCGCTTTGATGTAGATCCATGATAACCTTTTCGAGGCCAATCTTGACCTCCTTTCGTATACACAAATTCTCCCATTTCTTGTAATACCAGAACTTCTGTATACGATAAGTTTTCTCGTTTAATACGTTCCAGTTGTAAACGCTGTTTTTCAATATGAGTACCCAAATCAAACCCCGGTGGAATCTTATCAGATTTTTCACTATTTTCTGAGTTTCTCAATAATTGAAGATTTGTATAGTGAAAACATATCCTCTGATGTTCTGTATTAGTCATGTCAAAAACTTCACATGGTATATAGTGATCAATAACTAAACCGTCGTCGTTTTTTCCAAGTTCTATATCATCATATTCTGGACTTTTTAGTCTGAGATAATCTATTATATCCTGTCCACTTGATAGACCAATCAGTTTTATAGTATTATCAGACTTCTCACCGACGCCATTTACAGCCTGATTTAAACGACGACGTAAGTTATCCAAAATTCTAAATCCTTCGTCATTTTGACGACGTTCTCGTAATCTGTGTTTTGTGACTCGTTGGTGATATTCCTTCTTTTTTCTAAGATATTCTTCTCTGTATGAAGGATCTTGCATTCGTTTTTCCTTTCGTTTCTTTTTACGTTCGAGAAATTCTTCTCTATTCTCAAGATAGCGTTCTTTTTGCTTTTCGAGCTGAATATGTTTAGTGTCTTCATACCTTTCGTGACAGCATTCTTTACATATAGCTTGATTTAAACTAAATTGTTCAACGGGTAACAATTCTTTACATTTAGTGCAGTGACGTTGAATAATGTTTCCATCTTCGTCTCTGTTAATAACCGCTCTGAATTCTCTTCGCTCATCGGTAGAATTCTGACAACCTTTACACGACGAACGGTGTCCTGTATTATGTCCTACATGTAAAGCGAACTCAGACATTGGCAACATCCGTTCACATTCTGTGCATTCTCTATGAGTAAGAGTACCATTATCATCTCTGATTTGGTTGAATCTGGGTCTTAATGCCGGCTTTTCATAATTTTCCGGGTCCTCGAGATACCGTTTGAATCCTTCTTCGGCTTCTTCGTGTGTAGGATAAATTCCTAGGTACTCACCCTTATAATAAAGCTGAAAACTATTATCACCCCGTTTGGATATTGTACCTGTCTGTCGAGTTGCAAAATCAAAATTTTCGGGGTCTGCTTTATAACGCTCTATAGCTTCTTCAGCTTCTTCTTTCGATGAGTAAGTACCAAGTGCAACCTTCTTACCATTGACCGATACGTGTGCTAAGTAACGTTTACCTAAATTAGAATCACTTTCCGTAATCATACCACTACCAGAAGGACGTTGAAGTAAGGGAACCTCGAAATTTTCGGGGTCTGCTATATAACGCTGTATAGCTTCTTCAGCTTCCTCTTCAGATGGATACTGTCCTAAATATTTAGTACCCACTTTAGCCTGCCATTTAATTGTACCATAACTGGTAATTTGTTTAATACTACCGGGTCTCCGTCTCCGTGACATCTTAACACGTATTCACTTAAAGTCTCTAAGCCAACAAAAATATACGATAGATACAATGGTTCGTGCAGAACGAATACACTGCTTGCTAATGACGTAGAATTCGGTGGATAAGGATTCGCTTTAGAAGTTTTGAACGCGTAAGCAGGTACCGAACCCTTCGGTGGTTTCTTACAGTATATTTTACAATCACAGCAATCCCTTACAGACACGAGTTGCTTTTTAGTCGCGTAACATCGTGTCGGTAACATAATATCTTTGGAGATATACCTAAGTATCTGGTCTGTGAGTATCATACTGTTATTTAAAGATTTTTTCTTTATATAAGAACATGACTTCCCGAATCTCTTGGAACGAGTATTTCATGAAAGCCGCGGAACTCGCATCTGTTCGATCCCCTTGCGAACGTCTTAAAGTAGGGTGTGTTGTCGCAAAAAACAATCGTCTTATTAGCATGGGCTACAATGGTTTCTTGAGTGGATCTGAACATATCTCCATCGTGAGAGATGGACATGAACAAGCGACGATTCACGCAGAGATTAACTCTATAACGGATGCAGCGAAACGGGGTATTTCCGTAGACGGTGCGACCGCGTATATTACTCATTATCCATGTTTAAATTGTTACAAAGCATTAGCAAGCAGTGGAATCAAGCATATCTATTACAAAACCAGTTACCGCGATGATCCAGTCATCGCGGAATTAGGGTATGAAATTTCTCTATCAAAATTATAAACCCCAACTCAGTGTATTTTCACGAGTAAAAGGTTCCGGGGTAAACTTTTTCGTGACGTGACGACGTTCGTTCGCATCGGGATCACATTGCGCGGGATCATACAATATCCCTCCTTTGGGCTTCACTTGAGACGTTTGATCACGTCTCACGCGAGGTGTCTCTACTTTCGGTTCATATGGAATCGAAGAATGATGGAGACAAATACGAACCTTTCCATCTGGGTTACGCTTATATCCAAATGTGTACTCAACCTCTGAAATTTCCCCCGTCGTCGCACACGTAAACTCGTACGTACCCATAGCGATCGCTAGTTGATTGTGACAGTCGATCTGATGATTATCAAAAATGACTCGACTGAAACCCTTCTTAGCGTTAATAGCGAAACCGTTATCTTCCTTATATCCACTAATCACCGCGTCGTGACCCACAAAATAAGACATAGCATCGTTTGCAGTCGGGCGAAATTTCTTTGCGGCAGCCTTCGTCGGTTTGAAGAGTACGTTGGAATGATCATATCCATACAACTCACCCGCGCGTTCTCCTGCGAGGCTAACATAATCACCCCCGGAAAGGAAGCAATTGGAAATATCAACGATAGACTGTGCCCAGAAGCTTTGTGCATCGATAACTTCATCTCTCGTCACGTGATCAGCGTCGGTCTTGGTGCGAAAATTATCGATAAGCTGCGAAGCTTCGTCCATAGGAGGTGAATATCTACGATTAGCTTCCGGGTCGCGTTGATCCGGGTCATAGAATATACCTCCATCGTTACGTTTAGTGGAAGGCATATTCACGGTTTTTGCAGTGGTTTTACGACCACCAAATCCGCGTGCAGAATTGATTTCTGTATCATATTGCTCAGGGTCATAAATGGCGCCATTCTTTACTCGTCGCAAGGTAAAAGATCGAACAGGGGATAAGATATTCATGTAATAAGAATACGATCGCTGCTTTTAAATAGGTCGTTTATCAATATTCGAAATTCGTTCAAAAAATACATGCAAAATAAAAAATCTCCATCAAAGTAAATGGTCCATCTAGAACGGATACACGAAGAAATACGTGTACTACACATAAAAGACGAAACTTTAGTCTCGTATCGAATATACGAAAATTTTTCGAATCGAATACAACATTTTAACACTATCAAAATGGGTGGATACCCCGATCGCGATAAACTAACCGAAGAAGAGATGGAAGAACAAAAATATTTGAATTCTTATTTCGAAACTTTAAAAGAACTATTCCCACACATCGAATCGAAGTGGTGTAGAAGACATGTTTAAAGATAATTTACGCTCATAATGCATGACGTATATAGTGGGAGACTGCTTAGAAAAGCTCGTTGACGTAGAAGATGGAAGCGTCACCACTATATACCTTGACCCACCCTTCGATAGCGGTCGTGATTACACGTTATCAAAGAATGATGCAACGGGTTTCAAAGACACGTGGAAAGGTGGAGACTATAAGCAATTCATAGAAAGTGTTATAGACGCATGCATTCCAAAAATGAAGAAAACTGGTACTCTATTTTTTCATATCTCCGCCGAAAAGATGTTTACACCCGAACAGGTCTTACGATCAAAATTTAAGTATGTCCAGCCTATATTTTGGAAAAAGTGTAGATCTAAAAATAACGTAAAAAAGAAGCTGGGCGCTACCATCGATATCATATTTAAATGTTCAAACTCGGCTAATCCCGTGTTTAATGTGGTATATCAAGCACGGGATGAGAAGTACGTTAATAATTCGTTCAACAATAAGGATGATAGAGGAAACTATTCGTTGGGACATGTCGTTACCGAAAATACAAAGAAGGGGTACACATACCCATTTGAATTTGGTGGAATTACGTTCAATCCAGATGCAGGTTGGCGTATCAAACAAGAAGAGTTAGAAAAGTTGAAGATAGATAATAGATTACATACCCCTAAAAAGGTCGGTTCAAAGCTATACAAGAAGATCTATCTCCATGAAACGGAAGGAAAGCCATGTACAGATCTCTGGGATGATATACACTCAATAAGCCAGGGTTCGGAATTGAGAACATATCCTACGGCAAAACCTGTGCAATTGTTAGAGAGGATTATAAAAATATCTTCAAATGAAGGTGATTTGATACTCGACCCAATGTGTGGTTCCGGCACTGCCGGGAAAGCTGCAAAAAACTTAAATCGTGCCTATATTCTCATAGACAAGAACGATAACACGGAAATAATTAATACTCGCATACAATAGGATTTTCGAGTGCATCCATTAACCCCCCGGGATTGTCTTGCTGGATTTTGACCGTCAAACACGAACCCCTACCCAGTAAGGCCTTAACCCCATTATTCAGTGCAATTCGTATACGTAGTCCACACGTGTTCTCGATGGTTGCACTCGCAGAATCGTCATTGATACGCAACTGCCCGGGTTCACGCCAAAGACGTAACAACTCTTCTTTTTCGAATAAGATGATTTTTTTCTGCCTCGTTGAATGATAAATCACCCATTTCGAGACATGTGTATCGTACACCTTTTCCAATACACTCTTGTAGTCGATCCTAGTCAGTATTTGGTGGAAGAGTTGCTTATACTCGGCTCTCACATTCTCTGTAAGCTGATGCTTCGCTTCCAAATCCATAATAGGAAGATTGTCGTACATAAACCCATACTCCTCGGTCATTTGTTTATGCTTTTCCAAGTAGTACAATATATAATCTGCGTCCGACAAAGAGGCGAGAGACGTATTTTTAAAGTCAAACGAACCCCTGTCGGTGGTTTTTGTCTTAATTGACACGCCTTCACCTCGTTCGTTGACGGCGTCGGCATGATTTCTTGTCCCTCCCCTGTGTTCCAATTTTCCTGTCACGTCTCGAATAAGCTGACATTTGGGGTTGTAGTTTATCATTTCGATCGTGTTATGCTCATTTTGAACACCGTCGCGGTGCGAAGACCCGTCGGTGTTGTAAACCATGATTCGTAATTTTACGCGGAACAAGTTTTTACTTAGGTGTAATTTAGGAACTCTGCATATCTGCATACATTAATAAACTATTAAAGATTTGGCGGGAACAAAAACTAGAATGTTATCTCTCACAAAAACACACTTTATTCGTCCACGTGTCGCAACTCGCGCGAAAAAGGACAAGTTCGTAGAACCCGCAGAAGCACCCGGTGAAGGGAAGCGCCGTGAACCAAATTTCGACGAGAACCCGGGTGGTATCGATCCACCGAAGAAAGAAATGAATATCATCAAAAGGAAAATTATGGAAATTTTTAAAATCAAGGAGATTGATTATAAAAAGTTCAATAAGGAAAATAAGTGGGCCATTAGGCCTGGGGAGAAGAAGTAATTAGCTTTCCATTTCGATCTAAACCCTTTATCTCAAGTTTACCATTGTTTATTAACTGTAGAATCTGTTCTCCCACTTTTTCATTATCACGCCACGCCTCGTCCTGTTTCGGATCCGTGGGAAGTTTCGGCATAAATGCCATGAACGCATTCATTTTCTTATCCATGGGAAGTTCTTTGTCTTGAAGAATTCTCTTAACGTGGTTGGGGATGTTATCTAAGTTCATTGAATTTATATAAAGCAACTTCTTTAAACTCGTGATTATCATCGTCGTTCGAAAATAAGACTTAAGTTAAACCAACATAAAGCAGATACACAATCTATATACAAACGATGATGCGCGTCTCTTCTGTCACCGATTACATCCTCAAGCTCGAGAAGCTTAACCAAGAGTCTCGCGACAAGATCGGAGCTCTCAAGGAACTCTTCATCAAGTCCGAGGAAGATAAGATTCAGGCTCTGAAGGAACTTAACGAACTCAAGAAAAAGCCCACCGTCAACAACGTCACTTTCGTAGACGCGACGCGCGCTGCTTCTTGCGTTAAATACGCTCTCAACGAGGAAATTGCGAATCATCTCTCGATCATCGCCGACAGGGAGCATGATGTGTACAAAGCTCGCGCGTACACGAATGCAGCTGGAATCATCTTGAAGCTTCCCTATGAGGTGACTGATGGTGTTTCTTGTGCAAAGCGCACCAAGGGTATTGGTCCTTCTATCGCTGCTAAGATCGACGAATTCCTCGACAACTACTACAACTCCGACGACGATTCAGATTATAACTCTGACGCGGAGTCGGTCGCTTCCAATGATCTCGGATCTTTCTACAGTACTGATGACGAATCTGAAAGTGACGAGGAGATCGATACGAACGAATACATCGCAGATGAGCTTGAGAATCTCGCTATTCTTGAATCTAAGCGTGGTGAGGATCCTTTCCGCACCCGCGCTTACATCAAGGCTGCTAACACGATTCGCGACGTTAAATTCGAGATTACGTCTGGATCAGATGTTTACGAAGGAGATAAGAAGCTTCCCTGGAATTGGAAAGAGTATCGCCATCAAGATTGACGAGATTCTCCAAACTGGAACTACCAAGCGAACTACGGAACTTCGTCGTTAAACCCAATTCGCTTTAGGTGAACGTCGTCGATATTTTGATCGACGTGAGAGACGATTTAGTATATAAATATAAAATATAGCAATTCCCATCGGTGGCATCCTTGTAATGAAATGATATTATTTTACAGTTTCTCGTAAGAAGATGCATCTTCGTATTCTTCATCCATCGTAAGATCTTTATATTCAACTTCCTTATCACTGTACACGTCAGAACTATCCTTGATTATCATATCTCTTACGATTTCGTATAAGACCGACATTAACGCAAATTTATAGGCTAAAAATCCGACAAAAGTGGCCCCATAGTCAAAGTCAAAACTAAAAGGTGCATTATTCCACATGGATTCGAAGATAGCCGTACCCACGGGTATAAGAATCTGAGCTTGGAGAGGGGAACTCTCTAGTTCATCTACATATTTCGTCAAAGAGCTCAAGTACGCGAGCGAAGATGCAACACCTACTGTTGCGGAAACACCTTCCGCGGCACCCTGTGTTATGAAATAACTGGCCGCAATAGCAGTCCCATAACCTGTAGTAGAATTACGAAGTTTCGTTTTCAACTTTTCATAATCTGTGGTCGGTTTAATTACCGGTTTCGAAGATGCCAATACGTAACTCATATATTTCTGATTTGTTCTTTCTCTTTAGGTACTTAAAAGAATAAGTCTTATATATAACATGTCTGGATGCCCGAGCGGTCCAAGGGGGTTGACTTAAGATCAACTGGTGTTTTCACCTCGTGGGTTCGAACCCCACTCCAGACAATCGTTTATACGACATGTTAACTCTACATTAACGTGTCGTATAGATTATCATTCTTAGGGGAAACGTATGATCCATTATTCCACCTGTTATTATCCTTATCCACTGATTTTATGTGATACAGTGCGAGGCTGGGGTTGTCCACTACAGCTTTCATGTTCGTAAATCCCTGGATCTTCTCGTGTAACGCGTTGCCATATTTGATGATACCGTTATTCTTGAAAATTCTTCCATTATAATCGGGCCAGTTAACCCATCCTAATTCGTTTACCTTGTCTCCGAAATCGTGATCCTCGTACCATTTGCGAGTAGCTCCTAAAACGATATTGATTCTAGGTATCATGAGGAAATCAGCCTCGGATGATGTGATAATTTCTTTTACACGCGTTATCATCAGTTCTTGTGGCATTTCATCTGGATCTAAAACAAAAATATAGTCACCCGTACACTTGGAGATGTGAAAGTTTCTATGCTCTGCAAAATTTCCATCGAAAGATCTTTCACACGTAACTATATCATCTTTAAAATGTTCAATAACAGATTTCACACTTTCGGTAGAGTGAGCTGTATCTATTAGGACGTTGATGTCGTCTTCCTCGTCTATCACACCCTTTAAGAATGAAATGAGAGAGTACAGATCCCTCGATTCATTGCAAACGGTTATAGCGTACGTGATCTTCATAGTATATTAGAGGATACCTTCTTTAATTAGGTATGATTCCTAAGGTCATTCATAAGGTAATAATAGTAGACACGGGTAAAATGCCACAATTACCTGAAGAGATGAATAAGGCAATTGAGACGTGGTATCGTATCAATCCCGGGTACAAAGTAAAAATATATTCCGATGAATCTTGTGAAAATTACATCAAACAACACTTTGACGAACACGTATTAAAAGCGTATCACACTTTAAAACCGTATTCCTATAAATGCGATTTAATGCGTCACCTCATTATGTATAATGAAGGTGGTTGGTACACTGATGCCCGTATGATATGCTATAAACCACTCGACGAGTTGGACATTTTAGACAGGGAGTTTTACGTGTGTGTAGATACACCCCAGCAGCAGCTCTGTATGACAACCGGATTCATTGGATCAATTCCCAAACATCCCATCTCTAAGAAGATGATAGACATCATCCTATGGAATATAGCTAACAAGCATTATGGAATGGATTGTTTAGCACCGACGGGTCCAGGTGCCTATATAAACGCGTGTATTGATCACGTGAGGAAGTTTCCACATACATGCATGATTGGGAAACATGTGATCGATAACGGGGAACAGTTTATAGATTTCGACCTCGGTCGCTTCGCAAAAGTCAAATATAACAATGCCAGGGGAGCTGATAATTCAGATCTAGCTGGCACGAACGATTATGGAAAAATGTGGAGAAATTGGGATGTATACCGTGACGTATAGTTTTTTCTCAACATACAGTAAAGATGAAGTTTTCTCAAGAGATGGGTTTGCCCGCCCTCATCGGCATTATTCTACTCGCCGCGGTCACATTTTTCGTGAACTTCGTGGGTATTAAACATTACAACAACTGCGACGCTATCCGAGGTGTTGAAGAATTTGAAAATCGTAAGGTGTACCTCAATCAGCTCGTGACTATCGTGATCACCGCCGCTGCGACGCTCGGCCTCCGTAAGTTCATTTCCACCCCGGGTGCATCAGCGGCGGGTCCTATGATGATCATCGGTGGCGTTCTTTTACTCGTTTCTGGTGTTTTTGTCTATCAGCTTCTTCACGCTGATAAGGAGACGTGTGCGCCTAAGGATTCTGAAGTTAACTACTCCATCACCGGTATGACTTTCGCGAGTTTTATCATTCTCGCGGGTTTAGGTGCTACGTACATGGCCTATACCAAGAAGGGTCTTGCCAACACTGTTGTGGTACCCACTTCCGCCAACATAGCGGGAAACTCGCCGTAAAATTTTGAATTAACTATTATGGAACTACATGAAGCTACGTATATTGTATGTATGCTTATAGTTCATGTAGTACGAAACGTGGGGAAACTCTCGTTGGAAGAAAAACTTAATATCCTTCAGTACGCATTCTCCCTTTTGCGCTCCCTCGATTTGAGTTCGTGTAAAATATACAGTTGTACGAATAATCCGAGAATCGAATATACAACCGAATAATTAGCTCCTATTCTGTATTGGTACAATGTCCAGAGTATACTGGCGACAACACCCGAATACAAAAGAGGATACGTATTTACGTCAACTTTCTCCTGTTTAATAGTAGAGATCCTGAACATCATCTGTGCTACACCTATAGATATAGCACCCGTAGCTATGAGTCCATCGGCGCTTACCATTTATATAATTAAAGATTTTAATATAGAGTTATACAAATGGAGAACATTTTGAAGTCGTACGCTACCAAGGGCAAGGAAAATGAAATTATTATCAACAAGATCACCCGTCTTGTGAACAAGTACAAGAAGACTGGTATCAACAAGGAGAACATCTGCGGACTCGTGTCTACTCTCATGATGGATGTTCAAAGGATTAAGGGTCTCGTCGGACCCGAAAAGAAGGATCTCGTCATTGACCTGATCTACTCCGTCATTGAGCAAATTGACGCAGGCGATGAGGACTCTGAACTTGAAACAGTTTTGAAGACTATGGTACCGCCTATGATCGACAGTTTCTCTGTGATGTTAAAGTTAAATAAGGCTTGCTACTGTATTAAGTTTAAATGAAGTTTCCTAATCTTGAAACCATGGTAGCATACGGAATTTATACTATTCGCGATCTCGTATTATACTCACATAACAAACTCAAAAAGCGAAACATTATACCCTTAAACGAATGCAAATATTGTTCATTCGTTTACACGGGTGATGTTTGCCTAAACTGTTCTAATTCTTTGATTTTATAACCAATCCCAGAACAGATTCTAGATTATTTTGATCTCTCTTAAGCGGCTTTGCACGTTTAAGGCGTAACGGTTCATTCGTCCCCGTCGCGCCTTTTATTTCGTACATCTTATTCGTAGTATTTGCGACCGGTATAACGTTATCTAATTCTGGTTCCTGAACCACACTTGTATTTGGATTGATATCTATGTCCGCATTTTCTCGAAACTTCTCTATTGTCATGTCGCCACCGTACTCTATTAATCTCTGTCGTTTAGGCGCCGGTTTAATTCGCGCAACCTTCCCATACATAACCTTTCGCAGCATCACCATATTACCACATATGATACTCCCCCTAGTCAGGCCATATGTTTCGATTGCGTATGTTTTCATACAGCTCCAGGAACAAAACTTACCAGAGACTATAAATTTATTCCGTCTTTCGTCGTGTTTAGTTGGCATTGATAATGGGTCACTATCAAAATCATGACAGCACCACCAGCACCAAGACATGATTATTATCCGTGAAGAATCTTTAAGTAGTATTTTTTTATACAGCTATATAAAAGAGAGGTGAGGATGGCCGCTCGTATTGGGATATTTCTCATAGCAATAATAGTCCTCATCCTCCTTGGACAAAGTGTACGAAATAGAAGCGTATTAAAATATGACCCGTCTACGAAACAGGTTATACAGGTTCCGAAATCCGAATTAGGAAATTCGGTAGAAGTATTACGACCCGCTTCCGATATCGTCGTCGAAACCCCCGAAGAAGTTGAACAGCGTTTTGATAACACTCTCGACGAGTTAGGCGTCGATAAAGAGGCAGTCAAAAAAGAAGTAAAAAAGGTAGTCGATGAAGCGTGTGCATTTCCACCCATCGACGAGTTGGGGTGTTATGGTAATTATGAAGATGATCCGAACAAGGAGGGATGTTGTAAGTTAAAAGCTGGCGTGGCTCCGGGGTTAAATGAAAAACTCGAACTAGCCAAAACGATCGGCGCAGAAATCGCCGTCGGTCTCGTTGTCGGTGAAGCTATAGAACAGGGAGTTAAAAAGGCGAGTGGGAAAGCTAGTCAAAAGGCTTCTGAAAAGGCCGCCGCCAAGGCTGCACAGAAAGGTAGTAAAAAGGCCGCTACGAAGGCTGCACAGGAGGGAAGCGAAGCTGCTGCGAAGGGTGGAGCCGCCGCTACAAAGGGTGGAGCCGCCGCTACAAAGGGTGGAGCCGCCGCTACAAAGGGTGGAGCCGCCGCTACAAAGGGTGGAGTCGCTGCTACAAAGAGTGGAGTCGCCGCTACGAAGAGTGGAGTCGCCGCTACGAAAGGTGGGGTCGCCGCTGCGAAGGGTGGGGTCGCCGCTGCGAAGGGTGGGGTCGTCGCGGTGAAGACTGGGGCCACCGCGGCGAAGGGTGCTCGCATGGGGGTCGCCTTAGCGAAGGGTGGGGCTAAAATGGCTGCCGCGGGTGCAAAGCTCGCTGGGTCTGCTTCTAAAATGGCCGGTGGTCCAGTGGGTGCGGTGATGATATTATTCGATATAGTCTCGATAACGCTCGATCTACTCGATGTTGATGGCTACAATAGTTACACGTCACAGGATATGATCGAAAAGGGTAAACGTGCGATTGATCACGGCGAGTATGCAAGCATAGAAAACGAACCATCGATCGATTACCCCCGACTTTTCCCGTTATACGAATTCTGCCCAGATGAGATAGGAATGGCGACGGAACTCATGTTTATGCAAATGTTTGAGCAATATACAATTCCCAACCTTCCTTTAGACCCCGTCGCGGGACCCAAGTGGGATGCATGGATAGCAGCTATCATAGAAGCGGAGGAGACGGGTGCTGCAGAGCCCGATCTTCCGTCGGAAATTTTGGACTTTTCTATGCAAACGGCAGCTAAATATCATAAAGAGCGTGATGTATTCATTTACGAAAATCTACGGTTATTACTCGAACCTGATAGGTTTAAGTTACTCGAACTCGTGGAGTGGGCGAGTTCTGGTACGCGTCAGGGTATTACCCTTTCTCGTGCAGGTGCGTCAGAGTGGAACACGGCGTCCCGTGATATTTGGCTCGCGCATAATGATTTTTTCAAACCACCTCCACTTGAACTTGAATATATTAACCCCACAGCGGGTGTGTATACGGATAGAGTCTATATCACTAATCGCGCAGACCCCGGACCGGACGATAACCCGAACACTATTGCGGTGCCGTTTTCCGAATTACGAACGCAACACCCCCAAGGTGAACTTGTTTTCCCTAACTATCCCGCGGGTGCAAAGATGGTCATCGCTGCCGATTACGGTGGTTTAGTCGCGTTTTGTACGAAACGTCGCCAGCTTTCAGGAATTTCTACGGCTATCGATCCGGTACAATTAGGGGTCACGTTCGATATGGAGAATGGTGTATGTAACTTCACGAAAGAATACTGCCGTCGTTACGGTATGGAATATAAGAATAATAATTGTCGTACGAACGATGCACAGAAATTCTTCGAACTTATTTTGGGTACAACCGTCACGCGTGCGTTTAAGGAAGAATTCCAGGGTGCAGTTGATGACCTTGTGTCCGGAGATCCGATAAAAATGATGAAGACTGTGCTCCTATTAAACCCGTACACAGGTCCCGCCACGATGATTGGTAAAATGATCACTGATGCGGCCTTGAAAGAAATATTTGAGACGAAAGCTAAACGCTCTAGACCTGCGAATGTACGGGGTTGTGACAATTTCGGTGCAGGACTTCGCGACGATGGAACCAGTTGCTGGCAAGATACGATACCTAAACGTTCTTCAATGGCGAAAAAGAAACCATGCTCCGACTGGCACTATAAACATGGTAAGCATTTGCGCGATGACGGTACGAGTTGTTGGAGGGATACTATTCCTATTAAATCCGCACCGACAAAAAAGAAATCATGTGATGAATGGTCGCATAAGTATGGAAGAGGTTTACGCGACGATGGTACCAGTTGTTGGCGTGATACTCTCCCGTTAAAATCGGCCATGGCGAATAAGAAACCATGCTCCGATTGGGAATATAAACACGGTAAGGGTTTACGTGATGATGGTACGAGTTGCTGGCGTGATACAGAGGTTAAAAAGTCTCGCCCCGCTAAGAAGTATTCGTGCAACGGTCCCAAATCCGACGAGTATCCAGAAGGTGAATGGAAGGCTGCTTACGGGAAATTACGTGACGATGGTACGAGTTGTTGGTCCGACACGTACGTTAGGAAATCTTCTATGGCGAAGAAACTGAGCTGTACAGATCCGAGACTCGGTGACGGTACAAACGCTCCATACGGGGGACGTTTACGTGACGATGGTACGAGCTGCTGGCTCGATATTTACGCGAAGAAATCGTCTATGGCTAAAAAACTGAGTTGTAAAGATCCGAAACTTGGTGACGGTACAAACGCTCCGTACGAAGGCCGGCTTCGAGATGATGGTACGAGCTGTTGGTTAGATGCATTTGGTCGTGGCATCGGTGCGCTTCCGGGGTGTGCGGATGACGAGGAAAAGGATGGTGCTCTTTGTTACCCTAAGTGTGATGGTCCGACTGGTAAGAGGAAGAGTGCACGGCACGGAGATACGTACAAGGGTGTTGGTCCTGTATGCTGGCAAAAAAATTGCCCATCTAGTAAACCTATGAAGCGTGGTTTAATGTGCTACGAAGATTGTGCACAGAAAGAAGGAGGTAACGGTGGCTGGTTCAATGGTTCGCTTCTTGAATGTGCGGCGTGTAATAATGGGTGGAAATCTGACGGATTTCTGGGATGCAAAAAGCCCGGTGGATGGAAGGGCTACTGGCCGTACCGTGAGACTCGCAAACAACAGGGGTTCGGTAGCGTGGGTCGAGGAGTTGGTAAACCTTTACGCGTGTGCTCGGGTAGTAAATCTGAAAAGGATGCAGGTTTATGTTACAAGCCATGTGATGGCCCGAATGGCGTTAAAAAGACTGCGAGACTCGGAGATACGTATAAGGGTGTTGGACCTATGTGCCACCCCAAGGCCGGTGCAGGTATTAAGAAGACCGTGTTTCAACGCCAGTACTGTGGTCCGAGTTCCACACGTCCCAACGAGAATCGTGAACTCATCGCGGGTGTCTGTTGGGATAAGTGTATGATCGGGGACGAGAACCAGGGGGCCCTTTGTGCCCCGGCGGGTGGTGCTGGTATTAAGAAGACCCTCATGAAACGCCAGTATTGTGGGCCAAGTTCTACCCGCCCCGGTCAGAATCGCAAACTCATCGCAGGGGTTTGTTGGGACGAATGCAGGTCCGGTGACAAAACGATCGGCGCTCTTTGTGAACCCAGTCATGGTATCGGTATTAAGAGGACTTTATTCGATAGGTATTATTGTGGTAGTGGTGATACGGCTGAAAAGGGTAAAGGTCATAAATCCAATGAGCGCACCGATCAACATGAAGTCGCTGGTGTATGCTGGGACAAATGTTCCAAATTCGAAAAGGAGAACGGTATTGGTTATACGAATATCGGTGCCCTTTGCCACCCCGAAGGTGGACCGAGTATTAAGGTTGACCTATTCTCTCGCGAATTCTGTGGTCCCAGTTCGTTCCAACCCGCATTGTGTAAGGCGTATGATGCGAAGGATTGGCCGACACTCACATCGGCACTCAGGGATAGGGGTCAAACGGAACTTTCACAGAAGGCATCATCCGGTGTCGTGTCTGACGAAGACTTTAAGAAGATAGGTGAAGTCTTAGAGTGTCCTAAATTAAGGAAGAAGATCGCGGGTGTGTGTTGGGACGACTGCCCCGGCGAAGACGTATACGGTACTAAGTTTACCAAGATCGGCGCCCTTTGCCACCCCAAGGGTGGGCCGGGTATTAAGGTTACCGTAGATAGACGCGAATACTGTGGTCCTATGGCGAACCAACCCCTACGTTGCGAAGATCTTGAATCCATGGACGTTGGACGCATTACCAAGATGCTTGAAGAACGCGGAGTCACAGATTTGGCGAATCGTATCCGTGCGAAAGCGTCGAATACGACCGAACCCGTTCAACAGTGGATTACCAGGGTTCCCGGTCTAGACTCTAAGGGCAACCCCCTGAAGTCACTTTACCAAGAAGCCGAAGAATCGAGTGAATGCCCCGTGAACAGGAAGCGTATTTTGGGTGTATGCTGGGACAGATGTCCTAACGGTTATACACCGAGGGGTGCTATTTGCGAACCCCCCGGTGGACCCAAAATCGTTGTCCCTCAATGGGATCGTGATTACTGTGGTCCCAGTTCCTACCAGCCCAGTAGATGCGCTATCATCGAAGCACGCGACGTTAACAGGGTTGTCGCGGAGATACGTGCACGCGGTAACAACGACCTCGCCGATCGTATAGAATCTAACGGACTCGATGATCCTGCACTCTACAAGGAAGCGGAGGGAGCTCTGGAGTGTCCTAAGAAGAGAAAGCTCATCCTCGGTGTATGCTGGGATCAGTGTCCCAGGGAAGTTATTCCCGAAAATGCAGATGAGGTCATAAAACTCCGGGACCGATTCGTACAAGCCGAGAAGAATTACGAGGGGCAGCGTGATGTAGTTAACGCCGCCTACCTTAAGTATGAAGAAGAATACCTAAGCGGTGTTGAAACTTGGGAAGCCACCAAGGCTCTATACTTAGAAGAGAAGGTGAAGGAGGAAAGGTTCATTGCGAGTATGAAAGAGGCGGAGGCGAAATGGATTCCGGCTAAGAAGGAATACACGAGAAACCGACGTTCGGGGTACAAGGATATAGGTGCTTTATGCGAACCACTCGGTTACACGGACGCGGTTACCGGTAACAAAGTTAAGAAGGGACCGAGTATTGTTGCTGATTTGTTCAGGAGATACGAGTGCCCCCCAGGTTGGAAAAATGTCGCGGGTATCTGTTGGGAATCATGTCCCGATGGTTACCGTGATGACGGTGCCACTTGCAATAAGAATTCCACTAAGGAAGATGCTGTGTCTACGGATTCGCTAATCGACTCGGCGTCACCCTTTTAAATAAAATATATGTCACTTATAAACCATGTCAGCTTTGGCGAGATTGGGGAAAGCGGGTGCGGCGGCTGGCGCAGCTGGCGCGAGTGCCGCTAGAAATGTTTCAAGGCTGACGGGCAACCTGGGGTCATCGGTGAAATCGGCGTCCACTGCCGCCGCTAAAAAGAGTGCAGGTAATGCAGCCGCATTGGCTAAAAAGAGTGATGCAGCCGCTGATGCAGGAAAAGCTAGCGCCAAGGGTGCCGATGATGTCGTAGGAGCGAGTGCTCAAACTTCCAAGGCTACGAAACAATTAGATACCGCCGCTGATGTTGGTACGGATGCATCTAAGGGTGCAAAGAAACTCGATGACGTGGCTGACGCTGCGAAGGCTGGTAAGAAAGGAGTAAACGCGACGACGGTGGCTAAATATACGGCCGCGGGTGGTCTCGCGTATTACATTTCCGAGCAAATAGGTGCCGCAAACGAGAAGGTGGGTGATTGTATCGAAAATTGTCTCCCCGATAACTGGGCTTCGTATGAATACGAAGAAATCGGTAAAGATGAATTAAATTACAAAAATCTTGAAGAATTAAAGGAGGCCGACCCGGAATACGATGAACCCATTTGCACAGAGAAGATTGACGATGGGAAACAGGGTCCGTGTCCCACGTTTTGCTCCAAGACGTGCAATGATAAGTACGATAAGGGTGTTTTGGATGCACTCGGACCGGCGGGTGATGTCATTGAAGACGTGACCGGGGGTGCGGGTGATCTCATGGAACAAACGTTAACTGATTTAGGCCTTAACCCATTTGGCCCGGGCGGATTATTTGAAGGAATGAAAGCGACCATAACTAAGATCATTTGTGTTATATTATGTATTTGTTGCCTGTCTATCATATTAAAATTAACTGGAGTATTTTGAATGAGCTTAAAGCCTATTTTTCTTTATATTAAAGAATGATACTCAGTATAGATGTCGGAATCCGAAATTTAGCAATGTGTCAATTCGACGATACGTCAAACCTCGTAGTACAGTGGGACGTATCGGGAATACCACCGGAACATAAAGACGGTATTTATGTTTCTTTAAGAAAGCATTTAGACGAGAGGCCATGGGTTCTCACGTGTGATACCATTCTGATTGAAAAACAACCGGATCGTAATAAAAAGATGAAAATGGTTGAACACTTTTTACACGCCTATTTCGTCATAAAAGCTCCACAAGCGGATACTATCGTGTACGATGCCAGATTCAAAATACCCGATGTATGTGGAGCTGGTAAAGCGCAGTATTTGAAACGCAAAAAGGTATCGATCGAACGGTGTAGAAAGTTTCTAGAAACGGGTCCAGTAAATACACATTGGTTACCGATATTCGACAAGTCAAAGAAAAAAGATGACTTGGCGGATACAGTGATGCAAGCTATAAGTTATACGAAAAGGGTGGAACCTTTACCTAAGACGAAGAAAGCTGCGAATAAGAAACTCGTACCTCGTAAACCAAACGAAAATCAAAAACGAACGAAGTATTCGAAATCTAACCTCGCTTGGATTTATAAGAATAAACCTGAGTGTGAACACCTAGAGAACAATAAACGATTCATGAAAGATCTCAAAAGGTATTATAGATGCATAGATGATCTAGTCTCGGAACTGTGAACACCTCTTTTAAATAATTGTCGTATGTATTCTTCGGAGTGCTTGGGCCATAGTTGATGACATCCAACAGGTATGCCGTCATATGTGAAATCTTGTATCCCAAATTCAGACGCTTCTTCTATGGACGGTCTAGATAGATCGGATATAGCGAAGTAAACATCATCCGGTTCTCCCGTATGGTTTTTACTTTTACAGAGACGTTTCGTACTTTCGACATTTCTTAAATAGAAGCCACCACATAATAAAGTGTATTTACGACCCGGATAATCGTTAAATTTATCAGCTCTGAACAGGTGCCAGCCAGATTTACATCGATCACATTCACACCCCACACGACAAATATTCACCAGGCGATTTTGGTAAACTATGTAGTAATGACCAGATGGACCACCAACAATATCATACTCGAAAAACTTTTCGGGTATACGCTTGAATATGTACGAGTCCCATGTGTTGGTTAACACGTGGTCAAAATCCGAGAATTCGTCCCAAAATTCGTAACTGGTAATGAGAGTGTCGTACGCTTTTACAGATTCATTTTTTTCCATGGATTGGATGTATCTGACATTTTTCCAATATTTCGTAGTTTCCATTATGATATCTCTGTTGTCCCCACTATGTACAATGACTAAGCACGTGTCACCACCGCCGTACACGTTCGCGATGTTCCATAGGTTATATTTAAGAATGTCCATATACCTAAACTCTATGAACAGCATGCACAGTTTAGAACACTCCGCCCATACGGTATTTTTGGGTTTTGGTGGTTTGGTGATCTCGTACACCATTTCCTTATACTGGTCCACGTTCATTTGATGTATTACGAACGACGTCTTTAACGCTCTACTTAGAATATATACCATGGTAATTCTTGAGCGCTTGATCTAGGTTCCAATTTGCATCAATTCTATCCTCTTCCTCGTTCATGATACAATGAACATTTTTTATATTTTCCGGGGTTATACCACGCATCTCCCAAAACATTTCGCATATAAACTCTCCGACATGTTTTGTATTGACTGTGGTACCGCTCATCACTGGCACGTAATCTTTGATAATGTCATTAGGGTATTCCTTAGACGCGAAGATGTTCGTGTAAATGTAATCGTCGCGCATCTCAGTTATGGGTACAAGTCCGCTCGGTAAAATGTAGAAAAAATGCCATCCTTCGAGACGTTTAAACATATCTTTTATATCGATTGAATGGAGTCTGTAAAAGTTGTCGTACTCAAATTGAAGCATATCCACCGTAATATTTCCAAGTCCATCTAGAACACCGAAATCATGGCCATCCGTATCAATCTTCAAAAAGTCTATGTGCTTAATGTTACGAGACTCACAATACTTCTGAAGCGAATTTTCACAGGCGTCCACTACAGTTTTGTTTACGTGTATATTAGGTTTGTCGTAATCCACCGGTTCCTTATACATGATGTACGTGGAATCATTTTTAAACGCATCCCCGGAAGGTTTAAACTCTGGATCAAATAAATGAAGCGACATTGAGTCATCGATATCCTTTGGAAATTGTGATCCGGTAGCCCCTACATCAAAAATTGTCGCATTTGTTGTATTTTTTACTATAGATTTTAGGAGTGATAATTCACCGTTGACCTTTTGATTACAACATATACGAAGTGAGAAATACGGTATATTAAACTTTTTTGTGGTGTCTCGAATTTGAATCCATGTATCTAACGAGGGTTCCATATATGTACACATGCGAATCTTTGTTTTAAACTCTTAAAGAAGTAAATCCATAATGAAATATAATGGAAATCAAAGTACTCGACCACGGTTTCGTCCGATTGGTCGACCATATGCCCAGAGAAAATCTCGATAATTCAATCGTACAAGCCGCACGGGTATCGTATGGAGACGGAACCAAGACTTCTCGGGGTGATACAGGACTTTTACGATATTTACTCCGTCATTGGCACACGACTCCATTTGAGATGGTCGAATTCAAGTTTCATATTAAGATGCCCATTTATATTGCTCGGCAACATCTTCGTCATAGAACAGCGAGTGTGAATGAGATGTCCGCCAGGTATTCAATTGTTCCGAAAGAATATTACGAACCTTCCGAACTTAGGGGTCAGTCAGAGATAAACCACCAGGGATCGGAGGGTGTGGTGAACATTGATCAAAATGGTATGCATTCGCATTTGGAAAATTCGTTCGACATTTATGAGAAACTTCTGGAAGATGGATGCTGTCGGGAGCAGGCCAGGGGAAATCTTCCTCAATCGACATACACGGAATTCTATTGGAAGATTAACCTTCATAATCTCATGCACTATCTCCATCTTCGAATGGATTCTCATGCCCAGAAAGAGATTCAGGATTACGCACGAGCTATCTATGATCTCATAGAGCCTCTCGTACCCATCACCATGAGGGCGTTTAAAGATTTCAGGGTAGACGCTATTCAACTCACGGGTCCAGAAATCAGGGCTCTCAAACACGGAGAGATCATCAAATCTCCCGGGGAGCGCAGGGAATTTGAAGCGAAGTTAGAACGCTTAAATTTAAATATCGATACAAAGTAAAATGCTCGCCATCACAAATACAATGACCGTATTCGCCGCTGACAAGAAAAATAAGGGATTCAAGAGGCTTAGTAAGAAAATACAAAAGGAACGTGATACTGACGTGGACAAGATCAAAGAGAAGGTCTCTGATATTTTCCGTGATGAACAGAATCGCATGAAGGGATACCTCGAGGAACATAACAAGCTCATTAAAAAAGCTGACAAGCCCAAGAAGAATGGTAAGAAATCTATTGATTTTTACGAAAAGTAAACCATAAGGTACACAAAACAAAAAACATAGCTAAAGGTGGGTTGTCCCCAAATTTCTCAGCCAATAGAGCGCACACCACGCTGTATTGGACGATCTTAATTTCCTGTCTCGTTTTGATCATAGTACGTTTCATAGACCCCCTAGATTTTTGAAGCCCGGATACAGCTGTACTTATTTTACCTATCGTCCCAGGAATCTCTGTCGTTTTCATGAATATATCACCAACATCACTGATTCTATTATCTGCTGTTGAATGAGAGGTTCCAAATATGTGAAATAGTTAAAATCCGGATCCAATTTGATACATATACCCTCTATAGTTGAGAAGGCTTTTGCGAGGTACACAAAACTGCTAGGTACGACGAACGGTTTTTCAATCGCAAGTTGCGCGGCGAGATCATCGTTCACGATCCCAGAACCATCTAGGGTCTCCAAGTACCCCAGAATGTTTTCAAAGAACAATTCAATGTCCGAAACATCCGAAGAAGTCGGAACAATCACACCTAATTTAACGAGTGTGTCAACTATACCAGCGGTATCACGGGTGATTATAAAACCAAAAAGTTTTGTGAATCCATCTCTTAATTCTTCAGACAAAGGCACGAGTAATCCGAAATCATAAAATACAAGCTTTCCTTTTGGTGAAAATCCCAAGTTACCCGGATGCGGATCGGCGTGAAATAGACCATTGTCCATAGTTTGAATCACGTATGCATTTATGAGGGCTTCGCATATCTTCTTCTTATTCACCTTCTTATCTGTAATCTCAGTCAGTTTCACTGATGGTACATATTCCATGACGATCGTTTCATCGTCTGAATACTTTTTATACACTTTAGGAACTTTCACCCAATCAACGTCTTTCATACTTTTACGAAACTTGATGGCGTTGTTAATCTCCTGTTTATAATTTGCCTCTCCCAAGAGATACTCTATAGATTCGTCTAGAACCTGGCCAGAACTATTCCCCGTGTCGATACCAATGCGTTCTAAAAAATGTACTATACCCCGTATAGTATCTGTATCCTCTTTCATGAGACTCAAGATTCCTGGACGTTTTACTTTTACAACAACTTTTTGACCGCTTTGCAGCACGGCCATATGAACTTGACCGATACTCGCAGATTTAAATGGTACAGGGTCAAATTCTTTAAAAATATCATGTTTTACATCTATATCAATTTCACATGGAGGAACGTCATCTTGTAACGTCTCGAGCTGCTGAATGAATTCGGGTGAGTACAGATCGGCGCGCGTGGACGCAATTTGTCCTAATTTTACAAATGTTGGTCCGAGCTCTATGAGACGATCCTTCGTCCATCGTCCCAGCTCAGCTTGATCTTTTGTTACATTTTTTCGAATAAGAAACTCCGATGCAAACCTCCACGTTTTATATTTACGCGTGTTATGGTTTACTCTTTTGGGCAAGATGTTCAACGAACATAGAGCCATCTTATTACATACGGATAAATTTATCTCTCTAACCTAGATTATTTTTTTCTCGGGGTAATTTACATGGAGTCTGATAAGAAAGAAGACTGTTACGATGTTAACCCGGTCGTTAATTGGAAATGTATATGGTTTACATTTGCTTTAGCGGGTGGATATTGGTTTTTACCTAAAAAGAATAAATGGATTTTGTTAGCGCTTTTGTATTTTCCGTATATTATGTTAGCGTTTTATGATCACCATTACGACTGTAAGCGAAATATGGGACCCACATACCTCGCCATGTTCTACCATTGGGCGAAACCACAAGAATCTAAACAAATTAAGGATTATAAAAATTGGTGTCCGGAAATAAAATCCAAAGTCTTAACACTGGATTTAATTATTTTAACTATAGCCATCGGAATGTTTCCATATTTCCTTCGATGGATTCCAAAATAGTTTATTTCGATGTAAGTAAAATAAAGAAAACTTCACAGTAATATGTATGCCACTTCCAGATATATCACTTAAGAGAATTAATTGCACATGTCATGTTCATACACCCATGTTTGAGTACAATAACAAAAAATATATACGGTTGACCATACCCGATGGTACCACCTGTAGCGTGCGCTCGGCGCATTCACGCGTTTTTCCAAAAAATCCTAACGTCGATAACCCTCTAGATGGCAACGTTCTCACGGTGAAAGTTCCTTTTAGGTACCGTCGCGTCACGTGTTCGTATGAGGGTGCCCCTGTCCAATCACTTAAAAAATCCGATAAGGTAGAAATAACTACCGATTTTACGGGAGCCTGGAACGTAGGTAATCATAGTGGATACACATGGAAGTTGAGTAATATAAAGCTTCTAGACTCGATTATCGTATGAAACTCACACGATCTGGGTGTGTAGTTCCGGATACATCGGAAATAAAAAAAGAACTCACGGTTCGCCCGATCGTTAATGCAGATTTTGGTGTAGCACCTCCCTCGTTTAAGGTGTTCAGAAAAGCAAAATCTGGATTATGTGTGCCGAGATATTACGCAGAAGAAAAGTTTGGAAAGGTTGTCGAAGATATCCGACCTAAGCCAGAAAAGATTAAAATATCTTTTAAAGGAAAATTAAGAGATGAAACACATCAAAACGAGGCACTTTCTAAAGCTATTGAAGCTGGTCATGGAATCTTATCGTTACCATGCGGTTTCGGTAAGACGACCGTATCCCTGGCCATAGCATGTAAGCTCGGGTATCGAACGATGATCGTCGTTCACAAAGAATTCCTGGCGAACCAATGGAAAGAGCGTATTCAACAGTTTTGCCCAGGTGCATCTATAGGTATTGTTCGACAGAATAAGAAAGAAGTGAACTGTGATTTTGTGATCGCCATGCTTCAATCACTCTCGTTGAAAGAATATTCGTTTGAAGACTTTGATAGTATAGGAACGCTCATAGTCGATGAAGCGCATCATATCTGCGCGAAAGTATTTTCGCAATCCCTGTTCAAACTGTGTCCTAAGCATGCATTCGGGTTATCCGCTACCCCAAATAGAAAAGATGGACTCACTAAAGTTTTACACTGGTTTATGGGTCCAACATTCTTTTCAGTAGAACGCAAAAACCAGGATCAGGTGGACGTTTTTCCACTCGTATACACGTGTCCAAGATTTGAAGACCCCCCTCCGTGCACGCGTTTCGGTAAACTTTCACTCCCCACCATGATCACGGAACTCACAGAAATGCCCGATCGAAACAGGTTGATCTTACAGACGATCAAAGATGTTACAAAAACGACACGACAAATTCTAGTTCTCAGTGATAGACGGTTTCATTGCGAATTTCTACACCAAAAGTTTAAGACGACATCGGGTTTATACATGGGTGGAATGAAAGAAGCGGATTTAACCGAATCCAGTAAAAAACAAATTATATTCGCGACGTTCAGTCAGGCGCACGAAGGACTCGATATACCGAGCCTCGATACAGTTATTCTCGCCACGCCCAAATCCGACATTGTTCAGAGTATAGGTCGTATCATGCGAGAAACGAAGGGTAAAAAGAATAATCCCAGAATCTACGACGTGGTGGATCATTGGTCGGTATTTTTTGCCATGTATAACAAACGTTTACGTGTATACAGACAGGGTGGGTTTAATATACCCGATCAACCGAAGGAAGAGGTGAATGACTTTCTCCCCGGAAAATGTCTCGTACAACTATAAGAATGGGACGTTGTTCAGTCGGACGATCCACACAAAAATACACTGGCGGAGGGGGTGGTGGCGCGGATTTAAGTTCCATTCTCACCGCACATGGTGATATGATATATGCGAATGTAAGTGCTGAAGCCGCGAACGTGTCTATAGGAACTGTCGGACATGTACTCACCGTTCAACCAGATGGAAACGTTGATTGGCAGGTTGTACCGGGAACGGAAACGGCCGGTCCGGTTACGAAATATCCACCATCGGTATTACCCTTGTCAGGTTATACAGCAACGGCCAGTAATAGTGTATTTGGGCAGGGTCCGAATGACGCCTTTAACGGTGTCATAGGAAATGAAGGATGGCACGCGCCACAAAATTATCAGTCATCCACAAATCCACCTTATGGGCATGTAGGTTCGGCAGTATTAGGTGGTGTAGATGGCGAATGGATCAAACTTGAACTACCGAGTGTTATGACTCTATCGTACATAAAAATAGCACCACGTAATGATCCCACCGATCTCAATTCAGGACAAGCACCTAAAGATCTTACCATACTCGGTAGTAACGACAATTCTTCGTGGACTGTTATAACATCTGCAACCAATCTAACACCCGCACCTTTTGGTCAATTTGATCAAATAGAAGCTGTAGCGACTACAGGATATATATATTACGCAGTTGTCGTTACGAGAACAGGTGCGGGTGGAGGTTGGTTAGTGATTGGAGAATTACAATTTTGGGGAACCGCGGGATCGGTGGTCGCCGCCCATAACTTACAGCAAGTGACAGCTAGCAATCCGCAAACAAATATAACAGTAGAACTAGTTAACCAAACTACTTCTTTAACAGCGAGTGGAAATGTATTAGTTACAGGTAATGTGACGGCATCAAAATTTATAGGAAGTGGTTTAGAATTAACTGGTGTCGCACTCGCCACGGATTTAAATAGCAATTCTTCTAGAATCTCAGATATAGAAACATGTGCGACTGGAGATATTTTATACGCAAGTGCCACAAATACATTAAGTAAACTCGCTATAGGTGGAGTTGGTGAGGTTTTAAAAAGTGATGGAACTGTACCAGTGTGGGGCACGGATGTGGGTGGTTCTTCTGGTGGTGGATTATGGACGGATAGTGGTATTGACGGTAATATATACTATATTTCTGGTAACGTTGGTATTAACACGACTTCAACTAGATATACTCTCGACGTTCATGGAACCGCGAATGTCGGCGCGCTCACGGTTGTGTCCGTTATTGGAGATGGATCTGGACTCACCAACATTCCCGGATCCGCGATAGTCGGTGGCGTGGGTTCGGGTTCGGCATTATGGAACGATGATGCAGGTAAAATATATTACACTGATGGTCCAGTGGGAATAGGAAATACACAGCCTTTAACAACGCAGACTTTACAGATTGGGTCCAACGTTTCTATAAATGATTCGGATGACGATAAATTGGTCGTAACTGGAAACGTTTATATATCAAAAAATTTAAAGATTATAGATGAAGTTCGTACGTTTAAAGTTGTTGCAGCAGAATATGAACAGAAAGCTGTTACAGTTGTTTCGGTACAACCGCCTACGGATATCTTGATGAATTAAAATAACTATGAATATAAAACTATAGTATTATAGATGACGGCTACGTTTTCGTATCAACATATTAATGCTGAGCTAGATAGACCACGACTTCAGGAAACGCGTAGCGGCTTTGGGTCGGCTATAGATTCATCGTTCGACGGACGTCATGTTTTCATTTGTGCAACAGGGGATAATACAGTGTCTATTCACGAATATGTAAATGATGTCTGGAATCTTAAACAACGGATAAATTTGACAAATCCTTACTCCATTCGATGTAATTGGGACGGGACGCGAGTCGTTATAGGGTGTCCCGATGATTCCAGTGGAAAAGCATATATTCTTACAGCGACGGGTGTCGGATCGGGTTTATGGTCAACGTATAACACAGATACGTTAACTTCTCCAACACAATCTTCAACACATTTTGGTCGTTCGGTTTCCATAGCTAAAGAACATGGAAATTGTGTAGTCGTAGGGGAACCCTTAAGAGATGAAGTACACGTGTACTATAAATACGCTGGGAGTAGTTGGACAAAAAAAAGGACACTGATCGTACCAACTACTGCGACGCATACCGAATCGGTTGCTATAGACTATATGCAGCGTATTTTAGGTGTTACTGAAAACGCATCTGCTCATTCAGCGACAGAAACGACTGCACGAAATATGACACATAACGGTTATGTTTCTGTATCCACGGACATTTATTATATGAGTGGGCATAAAAATAATTTTGGTGAATGTGTGGATATCGATCCAAGTGGTTTATTTATTGTCGTAGGTGCACCTGGACAACCGACCCCTCGGATAGATCCGAGTAATTCATATCGACCATCGGGATATTTATTCGGTCTTCCAGCGAAACCAGAAGTTTGGGGCTCGGGCTCGGGCACTTATTACGATAGAAGTGCTACCGAATATTTAGATAGTATAGCGTGTACGGGGTATTTCGTGGTGTACGAATCTGTTACCACGGCTGGTGATCATGGTGGTATAGATTGGCATACATTAAAGCATACAATTCCACCCGCCAATCATGGTCATACAGAAAAGAATTTAGCTAATTTTAAGGGTGTGGGGTACACGGAAGCATGGGATCTTAACGCGACCGGAACTTGGCTCCGAATATCCAATGGGTGTGAAAGAATTGTCGTAGGATCTCCGAGATATTGTGCGATAGGTAAACAAAATTCAAATTGTGTTGGTAAAATAGAAAGTTATGTGTATAATTCAAGTACTGGTGAATGTAGTCTCGAGGGTGCATTTACAGGAAACCAGTTGGTCGGACGCTCGGGGTCGTGTCTTGGTATGCGATTTGATTTAGATTATACCGGGAGACGTATAGGTGCAATGTACATGTCTCTCAGGCAAGGTGGTGAAAGTATACCCGCGATACATATATTCGATTGGAACGGTAACAATTTCTTCGAAACGACACCCGAACAACGCTTTACTGTTAATAATCCGGGTAAATATGGTATAAGTGCTAGTGGTACTCTTGGTGGCTCTGTGCCTGAGCCTAATCAATATTATGGGGGTGTCCAGGCCACAAGTGGATCTCAGTTCCGGGGTTTACCCCCTTTAAATACCGTGTGGGCCGACGGGATTGCCATGACGTCTGGTGGCCTTCTTTTCCATGGACAAGCGGGAATGTCTCCGAATGATATTAATACCCTAGAGACCTATAATGCTAATTCCGCGAAGTATGTTTCTGTATATAAATTCTTGTTAACGCAAACCCTTAAGGGTAATACCCTCGTAGGTGGTTACGTCGCAGCGGATAACATTTTTGTAGGTGCAAACGATGGTGCAAGCTCGAATAAGGGTTCAAAAAAAATATACTTCGGAGGAACCTACGGAACGGGGGATAATTATTACGCAAAAACGGCTATCGAGAACAGGTCGTTCTACTACAGTTCACAAGATACAGATGCTCATATGCAGGGGTATTCAGAACTACTATTAAATAAGGCGCTATTAAGACCAACTCCGGGAGTTGGTGTTGATCAAGTTAGAATAAAGGCGCAGGAATTTCACGTTGATTCATACGTAGAAAGTGATGGGCAGTACATGCAAACACCAGTATTAATGACGACACCGTTTGGTCAGATAAAATTAAACCCCGAATTTCTTGTTCCAAATGAATCGATGTCGTGTAGCGCGAATGCGTTACTCGATGTTAATGGAGACGTTCTCATTAGAAATCGACTGAATATAGGTGGTAGAGAAGAAAATAACCTCACGGCCGCTGATAAAATACCGTTCCGTATATTTTACGACACACGTAATGACGAAGTTTTTAGACGAAATGTTACCGCCACTAACAATGGGGGGTGGCAGATAGAAAATGGGTATCACATGGTATCGAATGTGTGTACAAACATACATAACTTTGGTTTTCCAACACATCGTCATAATAGTCGGGGGGAAGTGAGTGGTTCAGCTTCATATGACCAAAGTGTGAATGGTATTCGATTATCGAACGAGTCTTCGTATATCTATAACGACTATTTTGTAGGTGTATCTGCATGGGACACACACTTTCACGGTGGTATGTATAATTCTCCTACAGGAAGTTCATCGAATACAATAGCTAGGGATTACGCTGGCAATCAGTATATTCTATTTTCGTTTTGGTATTATGCGGATTCGTATTGGATATCGAGTAGCTCTTATAAATGGTTTGTAGAGAGAACTAATAATGTATCGTCGACATCGGGAAGGTATTGTCGGGTGGGAGCGCGACTTTACGGTAATAATGTCCACTTCAGAGTTGATACAGGTGTTAGAGATTGGGATTATCAGGTTTCGCTTACCGCCGTACCTTCAGGGCAATGGAATCATGTGTACGTTCGACTCGCGAAACCCTCTACCTCAACCTCTATAACCGATTTTTATGTAAACGGTATAGAACGTGTACAAACATCCGCGAGTTCGGTGTCCACCTTCCAGGACTCGCTACACGCGTTCGGTGGTCGTTATTGTTTGGGGTCTACCAACGGGAGTTCGTTTGCGACGGGTGCTATCGGAAATGTCAGTTTTGAAGGGGCAGACTTTTCGGGAAACAATATGCACGGTCGTATGAATATCGTTACGGGGGGCGCGCCAAAGTGCGTATTCTCCCACAAAGGAAGATTTATATAAACACGGTCCACCGAGTCAACGTTTGAATGTTAGAGGAGATATACATTCAACGGGGGGTCTCCAAGTCGGCGGTGACGTTTCTCTTATGGGTGATATTTACATCGCCGGCACGATACAGGGACCTGGTGCTGTCGCGGGTGGATATCAAGGTCCTGCGGGTCCTACGGGTGCTCAGGGTCCTCCGGGTGCTCAGGGTCCTGCGGGGGACCCGACTGCAACCATCACAGTGGGGACAACATACACATCCGCGGCAGGTGGATCAGCATCCGTGTCTAACGGTGGTACATCGACGAACGCGGTACTCAATTTTGTTATACCGAGGGGTCCTACAGGTCCTACAGGTGCTGCGGGTACTAATGGTCTTATGGGTCCTACAGGTCCTGCGGGGGACCCGACTGCAACCATCGCAGTGGGGACAACATACACATCCTCGGCAGGTGGATCAGCATCCGTGTCTAACGGTGGTACATCGACGAACGCGGTACTCAATTTTGTTATACCGAGGGGTCCTACAGGTCCTACCGGTCCTGCGGGTACTAACGGTATTCCGGGGAGTGGTGGAGGTGGTGGAGGCGTCTCGAATATCTACTCAGGGTTATCGTCCGTCACATCCGGGCCGTTTTACGTAAATAATAATTATAATATAGCCTACAATCCAAATTATACACTCATACCAAGTCCAGATTTTAACAATGGTATATACACAGCCCCATCCAATGGGATGTATCGAGTTTCCGTTTCAGGGCAGGTCAACGGCTCTGCATCCTATGGTCTTACCGAAATTAAACTAAACGGGTCGTATTCGGGCGCGGGGAGGACCCGCGGGATAGTTGTGTTTTCGAACGGTTACGGGAACGCTTCTTTAGAGGCAGTACTTCCTTTGTTCACGAATGATTATTTTTCGATTCATTTTTACGGTGTAAGTACGGTTTTCCAATGCACTCTTACAATTTATAAAATTAGTTAACCTTCTCTAGTCATCGAACATATCACATGAATGTAAAATCGTTAATCGGTTTAAAGGATCTATACCTTATTTAAACATGGACCAGCTCATCCAAATCATACCCGTTTTGACCGAGGAAGAAGTGGATGAGTTAAATGTATACACAGAAGGTCATTTAATTCTTCGACGTAGTCAAACACTCGATAATGGAATCGTTCAGGGTCGGACGAGTGAAGAATGTCCTTTACCCGAAGATGAGGAAATTACCCGAAAGGTACACGCGAAAATAAATTTAGCTCTCGATGAATATAAACGCAGAATTATAAACCTACACGACACTTATAATCAACACCCCTTACCCGGTGGACGAGGTACAACCTCATGGAGAGAAGAGATTCGAGTTATTCAATACGAACCCGGACAAGAGTATGGGTATCACAGGGATAGTCACGTGGATAAAAGTGCTAAAGAATACCATAGGGAAATATCGGTCATCGTGTATCTCACAGACGATTTTGAAGGTGGGGCTACGAGCTTTTTGCATGCAAGTTATAAACCCAAAAAGGGGTATGCACTCATTTTCCCATCAAATTGGTCTTACGTACATCGGGGGGATCTAGTTACAAAAGGTACTAAGCGTGTAGCGGTGACGTGGTATTACGTCGATAATAAATAATTATAAATCTAACACACAAGATGACTCGTGTGGTACATTTATGATACTTACCTTTTCGCAGAATCCATTGCGGCTAGCGCAATGACACCCACGATAAAGAAGAACACGAGGAAATTACACTCGGTATCTTCATCAGCGACCGGCTCTTCGGGCTCCGGTTTTATTGGAACTCTTTCTATGATGCGAGGTTTATCGACCACGATTTCCTTCTTTCTGGGAATCGGTACCTCGATAGGGTCGTCGAAATCAATCGGGCTGTAGCCTATCATTTATATAGGTTTACAAATTAATTTCAACCTTCTTCTTTCGCCCTCCTTTCCTGGCCTTTGCTGCAGGTAATTTAACTTCCTTAACATCATCGTCCATGTCGTCTGCAGCTTTTTCGGAAACAATATCCGAAATGTCGTCGTCATCTTCGTCCACCTCGGGTACATATTCTCGTTGGGCGGAAACCATGGGCGTCGTGTTCATGGGAGGGCCCGGGGGCATCATGATATTACCCATCAAGCTCGAAATATCGAGCCCCGGACCGCGCATCTCATGGCGCTCACCCGGAGGAGTGGCGGATGTTTGACCAGGGTTAACCATCGTATTCTGAACCGCGCTCATCATGTTTTGCATGAGGTCGGGGTTCTGCTTCATCACATCGTTCACGTTGGGCATCACCTGTTTGAACATAGAATTGGTAAGATGGAACATCATGGCAGAACCACCCAACATCATAATTAACTTAATCTCTGGGGCAACGTTCATCTTCGTTCGATATTTAACATACAATTCCTCGAACACTTCATCGTAATCATCCTGGTTCTCCATGAGATTCTCAGACCAACCGTCTAATTGAATTTCAAATGGATTGTACTTTTTATTCAAGAACTCGATACCAGTCACACACGCTATGAGCATACGCCTCGAAAACTTGATAGACTTGTCTACATCTATACTATACGTAATACGCTTAACCTCCGTGCGTAAATCATCCACAGCCGAGTACGCGTTGAGTGACTTATTGATATTAAATCCACGCTTCTCGAGTCGCCCGAGTTTATTCAAAAGATCCGACTTTTCTTCATCAATCGTCTTGTATCCAGGTGACGGTTGCTCTTCGTGCTGTTCAGGGCCATAATCGAACGCCGCGGGGGCGGCGTTATATGCGTTACCGTTATCATACTCACCGTGATCAATAGGCTCGTCCATTTGCGGGGGTGGGGGAGCCGCCTGTTTGGAAGGGTTTCGCAAAAGCGTCTACGTCGTCTTGAAACATTTCGGCAGGCGGGGCATCTGAACGATGCATTCGCTGAATAGTAGGGGCACTACCCGTGTGAGCATGGGGTCTACCAAAATCGAGTTGAATCTCATCCATCATGGCTTGTTCCCTCTCATCGAGTTTCATGACCGAATCATTTCCCCTGTCGAGGACAATTTCACCGTCCATTACTCTCTATAATGAAACTAATCTATTCTCTTTAACGCACTTTATAAAAAAATATCAGCACATAGTAAAATGAAGCTCGACTCTACCAATCGTGCGACACTCAAAGCCATCGCTATCACCATCGGATTACTTTTCGTGATTGCGCCTTCTTTTCAGTGATCGCAAGTCTAGGTACCAACCTAAGAATATTGATATCGAGGCCGTCTCCCAGGCGTCCCTGATGTCTCTCAAGAGCAGTGTCGACTGCCTCAACGACAGTGTGTACTCCACGAGCACTGGTGGAGTCTGTGGTGACCAGCAGCTCGTTCGCGATCACGCCAATTACAAGATCGTTGGATAAATATTTTTTAAATCATCATCGTTTTCTAGTTAAATCGTTACAACGTATTTAAGTAGAAAAATTCTAAGTGTATTATAAATGGCGCTCCTCATAGCCCAATCTCAGCCCGATATTCCCGATTATAATCACGAGATTCACACGGTGATCATCGATAATATTTTCACTGAACCGAATCATACGAATAACACTGATACCGATTTTGTCATGCATTTACCCACCCCGTTAGAAAATGTCGTTCAGGCTCGATTGGTAGCTGCCACTTTTCGAACATCAAGCAGTGGGAGTGCCAGGGCTCAACGAGCTTTACACATAGGTATAGAAGAGCTTCGTACACACTTTTCACAAAGGGGGCAGGCGGAAATAAACTATCCGGGTGATTCCGCTACGGATCTCATCGTAGACTCCGCCAATCATTTGAATGGTATTTTCGGAACAGTCATCGGTCCATGTGTTGCTCAGGAACCAGTTGGAGATGCGACCCCAGTTAACACGGTCATAACGTTCAAAGACGAGTATCCGATCGTACAGTGTTTTCATAACCCTATTCGCAGGCTTGACCGTTTAACATTTAACATCGATAAAGAAACCGGTGCTACGGCGGAGATAAGTAACTCTGTAATGATTTTCCGGTTCACGTGTCGCAAAAAGAACCTCGCATAGATTTCAGGACGTTATATACTCGTAATTTAAAAATACTTTTACTATAGTAAGTATGTCTTCTGGAATCGTACAGTTAGTCGCAATTGGTGCACAAGACGAGCATATAATTGGGGAGCCCGAAATATCATTTTTCACTTCCACATTCAAAAGGCATTCTAACTTTTCACAGTCCGTCGAAAAGCAGACGATACAAGGAGCTGTGAAAGGTAATTCCATGTCATCTATCAAATTCGAAAGAAACGGTGATCTCCTAGGATATACCTATTTCGCGATAGATAATAACACACAGGCGGTAGATCTCCAGGATTGGGGAGATGTGATAAATAAGGTGGAACTTTTAGTGGCCGGACAGGTTATCGATGTTCAAGATTATGATTTTAGTGAGAATATAGCTGTAGATATGTTCGCACAAAATGTGAGTAAAAGTTCCAACGGTGTGCACCCCGGTGCATCTGCTCGCTCATACTTTTACCCTTTGCGTTTCTTTTATTGCGAGGGTCCTCAATCTGCTATTCCTCTCGTGGCGCTGCAGTACAGTACCGTGGAATTGCGTATTTACTGGGGTCCCGAAGCTGGTAATTATAACGTTGATGCGTACGCCAATTATTACTACTTAGATAACGAAGAACGCGGAATAATGGCTTCCCGTGAACATAACATTCTCATAACACAAGTACAAAAAAGTATACCATCCGGTGAACTGGTCCAAGAACTGACGTTCAATCACCCGGTTAAATATATGGCTTGTGCCAATACGAATATGGAAAGTACACTGACTTCCATAGATAATAAACTAAAAATTAGCATTAACGGTACCGATTTAAGCTCGTTGAAGTGGGCGAAGCCTCATTTCGTTGATGTACAAAGCTATTATCATACGAATCTTCGTAACATCCCCGGATTGTTTCTTACATTCGTTTTGCTTAAACACGAGTTCCTTACAGCCTTCCGGTTCGCTTAATTTTTCGCGTGTCGAGTCAGGTAAAGATTCATAGCGAGTCTAGGGAAATCATAGACCCTATTTATGCAGTAAATTATAATATTCTCAGAGTGAATAATGGCTGTGCGGGTCTCATGTATGCAAATTAAAATCAGTAGTAATATTAAATGCCGAAGAACTTGAGTACCGTCGGTGCTGCCACGGAGCTTCGCTTCGGTAAGAATTGTAGAGAAGATCAGCACGATAACTCCGTCGTCATCAACGCGAGTAATGATAAAATAGATGCAACGAAAGCCGGTGGTTTTTACCTCACACCTCTCGAAATTATCGACAGTATTCGCGGGTGATGGTACGAATGCGACTACTAATACGTTCGTGGCGTATAATCAAAGTACCAAACAATTATTCAGAACACAAGTTCCCATGAGTATCACGGGTATTTCAGCTGCGGGCAGTGGCGCAGAAGGTGATTTAAACGTAACCGGTAATCTCTATGTGACTGGTAATATCACATCCATAGGAACTGTCGCCAACATTCACGTTACCAACTCTCAATTTAAGGATGGTCTCATTGAAATTGGAACGAATAACACGGATCTCGCAACATTTGATTTAGGACATATATACAATCGACCCGTAGGAAGCTCAAACGTCGCCGTGTGTTACGATGCTGACACTACGGAACTTATGATCGCGTACACGGATAGTAGTCCTATGGATAATACAAATCAAGCGGTTCCCAAGCTTTCTGAAACAATGAACGTCCACGTATACGGTAAACTTTTCACAAATTCTAACGTAGGAGTGGCCAACACTGCCCCGATACACTCTCTTTCCGTGAAGGATAAGTGTTTCATCGAGGCGGATGGAAATCATCCCAATGTTTTAGATGTTCGTGGTAATACGACGATTGAAGGTGCCATCATCACGAACACGGGTGGTGTCACTAAAAAGACATACAGTGATAAAAATACGATCGCGAGTGGTACGACTGCTTCGGGTGCAGCACTCACACTTACATTTACGAACCACCCGTTCTATGCAAAAATTGTAGCACAACTTATAGATAATGCCGATAACGAAGTGAGTACCATGCTCATAGATTTAGCGGGTGGTGAACGTGGTGGAGACGGCACTCCCCATGATATAGCGCTCGGACCTATTTCCATCTTTGGTAACGCCAGTACGAATCCGTGGAGTTCTACAGTCGCAGTGACACAGACTACTGTGGTACTTACTCCGAGTACCGATTTTACTGTTGCCGCAAATTCTGGTGAAGGAAGTTATTCCATATTCATCGAATACATTTCACCCGATACCGCAGGCGCGATCACGAGTATTAATAGCACCAACTTTGGATATTAAATATATTCGTAAATTATAGATGTCGGAGACAAACCTTCAGTTATTTCCAGGCGTTTTCAGAAGTACCGTAGGGGGTGAAAACCCTGGTTTCTTCTTACATTCAGACGGGCGTGTAGGTATAGGTAATAAAGCACCCACCGCTAGACCTTTATGGTCGTCGGATGATGCTGATAGGAATAAGTTAAATGTTACGGGACATACTCATATAGATGGAAATCTTAACGTCACCGGACATTTGTACGGAGACGGATCAACTCTAAGTGGAGTCGCAGCTGTTATAGGCGGTTATTGGGATCTTGATCAATCGAATAACAATATTAATTATTCGGCTGGTAATGTCGGAATAGGTGGAGCTGCGAATACGAATAAACTTAAGGTTCATGGAACCGTTGAAGCGTCGTCGTTCAGTGGTATCCTAGCGACGGACGTCCCAACTCTCGACACTTCCAAGATCAGTGGTCTAGGATCCTTTGCGACGTTGAGTAGTTATCCGACAGTAACCCAAACTGATTTTAGGTGGACGATGGGTGGTACAGGAATTACATCTCACGCAAATTACGGTGGCCATGGCGATTGGTATATTCGATCAAATCATGGCTCTGGTAAAGTTATCTTACAAGATACCGGGGGGAAGGTGGGAGTTGGTACATCAAATCCCATCGCGAAACTCCATGTTAACGGGTCGGCGGGTTTCACGATAAATACCGGATGGTTGACGTATTTTGGCCCATACGGAGGCAATTTGTCTCATAATTCAAATAGCTCCTGGGGGGGCGGTGGAAGTATATACGCAACTTCGCATATCTGCACGCAAGGTTACCATGTCAGCGGTTCAGGAAGTATAACCGCATCAGACTCGCGAATCAAGAAAGAGATAGTAGATGTTGAAGATGTGGCAGCTTTAGAAATTTTGAGACTCCTCAAACCTAAAAAATACAAATATGTTGATGAGGTTAAGCGTGGGACTGAACCCGTGTGGGGTTTCATCGCCCAAGAGGTGCGTGATACTCTGCCTCACGCCACACACCTAATAACGGAATGTATTCCAAATATATACCAGGTGGCTAATGTATCTGCTTCTAATGTGATTACATTAACTAACTTTGATACCTCCACCCTTGATAGTAATGCGGTCTTGAAAGTATTTGATAAGGATGATAAGGAACATTTAGTCACTATCACTGATATTGTGGACGAACATAGTATCCGTGTAGATGAAGACCTTTCAGAATGGACGGGTTCTATTGACGAGACTGGTAATGTGGTGGCCGGTAATCGGCTTTTCGTGTATGGACAGCAAGTAGATGATTTCGTGTTCCTTAAAAAGGATTCCATCTATACGGTTGCCACAGCGGCACTTCAAGAAGTAGATCGTCAACTCCAAACCGAAAAGGAAAAGGTAGCAAGTTTAGAAGAGCGTCTAGCTGTATTAGAAGCCATCGTACTTAACCAATAATCATTACCTCACATAAAATGCACTACATTTTATCTAAGCTAATATAAATGGTACAGACGACGAGCCATATATTTTCAGGGAAGGTCGATATCGAGAGTAACCTCTTGGTGGGCTCTTCCCATTTGTTCGTCGATACCACTAATAACCGTGTAGGTATCACAACGGCTGACCCCGATGCGAGTCTACACGTAAACGGAAACGTGTACGTGGAATCAAACGTCGGTGTCGGTTCCAATATTGAACTCGATGGAGATACGGGTATAATCACGGCTACAGAGTTTCGAGGTGATGGAAGTAATTTAGCTGGTGTACTCACATCCCTTCAAAATGCTACGGAACAAGGTTCTACATCCGATGCAACGATCCAATTAACAAACCCCGATACATCACTCGTCGCTTCAGGAAATGTCGTCATCTCCGGAAATGTCACATCATCGACGTTCATAGGTGATGGTAGTCAACTCACGGGTGTAGCCACGAATCTTCAAGCGATCACAGATAATGGTAATGTGACGTCTAATACCGTCCAATTCACTAATACTGGAACT